CTAGAAAATATTGAGCATAAAGTAAATAAAAACGATGGAAAACATTTGGAATTTTCTAAAGCAGCTTTTTAGCGGAAAATTTGCTGATCTTCTTTGCGCATTGGCCCGCGCGGCGGAGAAGATGTTTGATTTTCTTGCCGAACGGCAGACGTCGCAGGCTGAAAAGCAGAAGCAGAAGCAGATTGAAAAAGCCGAGAAGAAAATCGACGACGCATGCGATACCGGCGACCTGTCTGATTTGTTCGACGCCGCCGCTGAACTGAAGAAGGCGAAGGAGGACAGGAAATGAGGGCTGCATTGATAGCGGTAGCGATAGTCTTTGCCGGAGGATGCGTTACGAAAAACATCGAAGCTCCTATTGTATAGCCGTGGGAAGGCAGATACGGCTCAAAGGAAGACGCGGTGGAGGCCGCCAAACGGATAAAGCTGTCAAAAGGCGAATCCGTATGGATACTGTCCAGCACCACGATGAAAAGACTTTTAAAGGAAACGAAAGAATAACGTCATGAAAAGAGAAAGCATTGTAAGTCCGCGCCTTCAGAAGGCCGTAAAGAAACTCGCGGCGGACGAATATTATTCCGCCCAATACTATATGCTCGCGCCGTTCGCGGTGGATCCCGACGGATACGGGGCGCTGCGCGAGCTGTTCGCGCAGCTCGAAGGGTCTGCCAGGCTTTCCAGGTTCGGACGCCTCGTGGAATGGCTCGCCAAATACGGCGTGGACGTGCCGTACAGCGAGGCCGAGATGAGGAAATGCGCGACGCCCGACATCGTCAAAAAGGCGCAGAGCGTAAAAAAAGGCCAGGAAGCCGGTTTCTACATCGATAAGGCGAAAGACATAGAAGAGTCTTCGATGAAGTCGTACAAGGAAACGCTCGAGATCGACGGCCTTGAATATTTCACCGACCTGCAGTCCATGCTCTGGCAAAACTACTACGACAGGGGCGACAATGTCGGAAAGCTCCAGACCGCCAGGATAGCGTTCGACGCGTCTTGCGATCTGATCATGAACTGACGATCGAGGAGACTGCCGATGAAAAAACTAGCGCTCGCCGCCGTTATATTTTTTACTGGATGCGTGCATGAATGCGGCACATGCGGCGAAAACGACAAGCCGCAGCAGGCCGCCGTCGTCCAGCAGCCGGCGAATCCCGCGTCTTCGTTCTAGGATGAGCACTACGTATGGGAGTCATGGACGTACGGTACCAACAAGGTTGAAAAAACAAAGTAAATTCGGCTAAGGAGTCACGACATGTCGAACGCCGACTATATACAGAAATACAAGGACACCGACGAAATAATACGCACGTATTTCCAGGCGCGCGACCGGTACGGACAGCTCAAAAACGTCGACGGAATAGTATCCCCGCTTAAGATCGACAACAGACAGCTCGCGTCGCCGACAGACCATCAGGGCGATACCCCGCATTGCGCGGCGTACAGCATATGCAGCATAGTCGAGGCCATAAACTGGAAACGCACCGGAAAGATATGCAACCTGAACGCCGACCAGGTATACGCGAAGGCCAAACTGCTCGACGGCGACGTAAATTCTGACGGCACCTTCCTAGAATACGCCATCCAGGCCGCGCTCAAGCTTGGCGGCTTCAACAATCCGAAAAACATAAAGATAGGCTTTTTATACAACGACGGGAAGAAAGACGCGGTCGAACCGTTCAAATACTTAATACATAAATACGACTTTGTCCACTGCGGATTCAACATCTCGACCGGATGGTACGCGTGCAACGACGCGCAGCCTGTCATAAAGCATACTAATATCTGCTGCGGCGGACATGCTGTAGCCGCCGTAGGATATGACCAGCAGGGCGCGTACATACAGAATTCTTGGGGAACGGAGTGGGGCAGTAAGGGATTCGGCATACTTCCGTGGGACGTGTTTAAACGCGAGCTTATATACTGCTGCTACATCCAGAACTGCTATGACGGCCTGGGAGAATAAAAATGAAGAAAATCTTCTATACGATATGGTCGAAGTTTCTGACTGCGTTCGGTAACATTAAGGTCTTTAAATGGCCGCTATGGATTGTATACGATCCGGACGACTTCCAGGTTACAGGCGAGAACGTTCTGGATATTATGAACGTGTTGAAACCCGGCGACATCGTTCTTCGCGGCTATAATAAATACTTCGACGGGAAGATGATCCCCAATTTCAAAAACGATGTCATAGGAATCGGCTTCTCGCACGGCGCTATATACATAGGAGACAATATCATTTTGCACGCCGTGGCGGAAGGAGTCTCCCAGATAAACGTAGTGGATTTCTGTCAATGCGATCGAATAGCAATATTTAGACCAGTTAAAGGCGGGGCCAAAAACGCGGTAAAGAACGCCAAGAAATACGCCGGGAAAAAATACGACTTCATCTTCCGGGAAAACAACAACAGCGTTTACTGCTTCGAGCTGTGCAAGCTGGCGTATCCCAAATCCGACATAAAGACAATGTCCGTGAAGAAGTTCTTCGGCCTCATAAAGAAGAACGTGTACGTCGCGCAGTCCATAATCCAGGCGAAGGACTTCAAGCTAGTCTACTGCGTCAACCGGAAAAGCGGTATATTCTTTAAGGAATAATTTTTGCAGGACAGATTGCTCCCTAGGCAATTTGAGGCGCCAATTGCATGATTGGCGCCTCTAACTGTTTTTATGCGTCGGTTTTAAAGCCAACGGAAGTAAATAGATTTATAAACGTTACTAGGGATAACGTTTTAAAACTAAAGGAAATACATCATGCAAAGACCGATAACTGTAGACGTTGCCGCCAATGTCTATTATCAGAATAATCCTAAAATGTTCCTAAGGCTTCTAAACGTACTTAAGTCTTCGCGCAGAGCCGCGGATATCGTTAGGTTCGACCGGGAACTGAGTTCGTGGGTAACTGAAACTACGCCGCTGCTAAAAGATCATATATACAATATATAGACTAAAATATATTGGATAATAAATAATATATAGGATTTTCCAAAATGCAATACATGCGGCAAACCGTTAACCGGCAAAAACGTGTTCAGGATTTTTAACCCCAGATATACGTTTTGTGACGCTTTTTGCGTGCAGCGAAATCCAGACCTGCTGAAAAGCAAACGGCTGAAGCGCGAACTGCGCGTAGAACAAGATCCTGAATACCAGGAGCGGATAAATGCCAAAAGAAAGGAAACTGTCAAGAAAAAATACGGCGTAGATTTTGCTGTACAGGCGCCGGAGGTGCGCGAACGCGTACGTTAGACGGTATTGGAAAAATACGGCGTAGACCATGTCTTGAAATCTCCGATTGTAAAAGATGCCATACGATAGACTGTACGCAGAAAATACGGCGTTGAATTCTATGCGTAGATGGATGAGTGCAAGCAAAAAATAAAGAAAACGCTAATGGACAGATATGGTGTGCAGTCCGCCGTGCATATACCGGGATGCAAAGAAAAAACACGCCAGACTAAAAAGCGGCGGTACGGCAGCGAAAACTACGTCAATGTAGAGAAAATAAAGCGAACCAAAGCGTCGAGATATGGAGACGAAAACTATGTCAATCCCGAGAAGGCAAAAAGAACCATAAACGCCAAGCTCAGAACAAACCCCGATTTATGGCGTGAACGCAAAGCCAAGACCGAAAGCACGTGCTTGCAGAAATACGGCGTGAAAAGCGCTAACCAGCTCGAATCTGTAAAACGCAAAAAAGAACTGGCATGTCTTAGGCACTACGGCGTTCCAAGCCACAATCAAGCGCCAGAAGTTCGCCGAAAACAGATGTCGCATTATTTATACGACTAGACGTACTTCGACTCCAAACCCGAGCTCTCATTATACATTTATTTAAAAGATCATCATATAGACTTTAAATACCAGCCCGCGGCCGGATTAGAATATGTCTTCAACGGAAAACGCCATATGTATTTTCCAGACTTTATAGTAGAAGGCCATTTCGTCGAACTTAAAGGATCCCATATGATAAACGCTCAAACCGGCAAATGGATATGTCCGTGGGATGCGTCTTTAAACGACCAATATCAGGCCAAACATGAATACGCGCAGTCAATAGGCGTGAAAATCCTATATACGGACGATTACCAGAAATATATTGACTATGTTAACAAAAAATACGGGAAATATTATTTAAGGCAATTTAAATGCATTAAATGATTTAACATACGAACACATTCAAGAAAAAACAAGCCGGCCTTCGCGGCCGGCTTGTTTTTAAACGAAATCAGGTCTCAGCATGTTACTTGCTTTCAAACTTCTTACGAAGGATTTCGTAGGCGTCCTTGTCGTATTCGGCGCGGGCTCCGTCTACCGGCGTAACGACGCTCTTGTAGCCGTTTACGAAACCGCTCACCGCGGCCGAGACGAGATTCTTGTATTCGCGCGCCTTCGGATAGCGGTTGAACACAAGATCGATGCCGTCGCATGCGATGTAAAGCATGTTTTTGGTAAGAACCGCGTCCTCAGCCTTCAACTTGCCGTCGGCGACGAGCTTGTCGACTTCCTCGTCGATGATAGGTTTCCATGCCGCGATAAACGTCTGGCCTTCGGCAGGAACGACCTTAACGATGACGTCAAGCACCTTTACAATGGCCTCTTTTACCTCGGTCTTGGTCTTTCCAAGTTCAACCGCGTAGCCTGCCGCCCGGCCGACGCTTTCGGACACGCCCTTTATGGTCGCTTCGCTTGGAATGGTTTTGCACCCGGACACGAGAACCGCGCACGCCGTAATGATGGCTGCAAACAATGAGAATACCTTCATTTAAATAACTCCTTTTTTCTATTAACCTGATTTCTTACTGATAATAATATACCGGCGCAGGCATTAAACCGTTTTATGCGTCATACAAGCTAATGCGTCTCGCCGTCGGGAAATCTCGCGAACAGGCCTTCGGGCGTCGACATCAGCACGGTCCTGGTTTCACGGAACTTGTAGAAATCGCATCCGGGCCTGTTTACAGGATTATCGAAATCAACCGTCGCGTCGTAAAGGGAATTAAGGTTTATCTGCAGTTCGTCCGGAGGCAGCTTATCGGACCTGGCCACTACCGTAGCGAGGCCTTCTATATTGACAAATACAACTTGATTGTCGTCGGCCTTCAGCCAACGCATGCCGGATTCGAACACGGCGGCGTCGACCGACGGCTCATGGTCGTTCCCCGAAATGACGTACGCTTCGGTTTCAGGTTCGCCTGTATACCCGTCGACGTTCCCGGTTTTCGTCTCGTATATCAGCAGATATCCGTCTGTCAAAAGCCGCTGGCCGCATTCGAACCGCGCGATTTCGGCGAGTCGTCCGCCCGCTACGGCGTCGTATTTCCTGTGTTCGACCCGCGGCGGTTCCTGTTTGTCGTATTTGTCGCACGGACGTTCGTATCCGCCGTAGACGGCGTCTTCCATGACGGTATCGTCTTCGCTTATCCTGTCATACTTGGATACGGCTTCGGCGACCCGCTCGTCCACCACGGCGTCGTATTCGCGCCGCTCGTCCAGCCTCTTATCGGCCTCGTTGTCCGGCGGCGCCCCGTCCTCGTGCGAATTGATGTAGCGCCTGGCTTTGCATTTCCAAATATATTTGTGCAGCAACGGGTTTACGCCGTCCTGCGTCAGCTGTTTATCGAGGCACTCGGATATTTCGTACTTCTCCCGGTTGTTCTCGTCCGGAAAATCCAGCGCGACTATGTCTCCGACGTCCGGCCTTATCTTCTCCGCGTATTTTCCAAGCCTGTCGAGGTCGAAAAACAGAACCGAGCCGTGGACATAGCCCGACAACACGTACCTCGGATCGATATCGCCTATCCTGTCGACCCTGTACGTAAGGAAAAGCAGAGTCTCCAGGTACTCTTCGTTGCGCATCCTGTAGTTCAGCGAATAATAGAGGTCGTCATTTCTAGGGAATTCCACTTTAAAATCGACGTGCTCGTACGGATCGCATACGACTGTCGTCTCCCGGCCGAGTTCGTATCCGCTCAGAAGGCACCGCATTTTTCCGTCGCACGCTTCGCACCGGAACGTTTCGGCCCGTCCGAGGCCCAGCGCGTACGGCCATATGTCGGCGGACGCGTATCCGGTGACGGCATTCCCGGTCGAAGGGTCTATATATGACGTTACGCTACTATCGAACGGCGGCACTTCGCAAATTATATCGGTTTTTTCTATAGGATATTCCCTGTATACGCCTACATACGGAGCCAAATCGCATGCAAACTGTATGGCGTCGAATGTCAACGTTATGTCCGTGTTCGGCACGAATCCGTACTTGTTAAGCTCGAACACGTCGTTGTTTATCTCGGCGAACGCGATCATGTCGACGCTCGGATGGTATTCCGGATTCATTTCATAGCCATACGCGCGTTTAAGCACGACGTTCTGGTCGACTATGTTCTTGAAGTTTTCAAACCCGCTGGTGTTCATCTTCCAATACGAAACGTCGACGCCGTACTACCTGATGTAGTCGGCGTAGTAATTGCGCACTATCTTAGCCTCTTCGTCGAGGTTCCGGCGGCGCATATAGCGAATTTCTTCAATATCTTGCTGGAATACTGCCATTTAACTATTATTTACTTTTAATCGGCGCCGATCGACTTTTTACCGGAAAATGCAGTAAATAAATTTGTTTTAACGAGTTCTGCAAATAGAAAGAACAGGAGAAGACGAAATGAAACTTATCGACATTATGAAGCGGTACAACAAATGCATTCTCAAAGAGAACGCCAAGCTTCGCAGTATTTACAACACGCTTATCCGCGAATGCGACGGATCTGACACCGAAAACGAGTGCGACGTCAGCGAAGAAGATAAAAAGATTTTCTTCGACGAAGAAGACGAAGGCACGGACGAGACCAAGCTTGAAAGCGCAGACGAAAGCCATACGATGTCGATAGCTGAATTTATCGGAGAGGCCGATAAAGAAAACGGCAAAGACGAAGAGAATGAGTGTGACGCCTGCGGCGATCCTTCATGCAAGGACGGCGAGAAATGCGGCCTCAAGGAAGAAGAGGACGAGGAAATCGAAGAAGGCGAAATGCTTTCGGCAGAAGAATTTTTCGGAGGAGCGAAAAAACCTTCCGCCAAAAAGGGTGACAAGAAATCCAAGAAAGATACCGACGAGTGTGACGCCTGCGGCGATCCTTCATGCAAGGACGGCGAGAAATGCGGTCTCAAGGAAGAAGAGGACGAAGAAAGCATTAGCGAAGAGGAATTCATGAAACCCGCGCTTAAAGGCGAAAACAAAGCCGACGGTGAAAAGGCCGAGGAAAGCATTAGCGAAGAGGAATTCATGAAACCCGCGCTTAAAGACGAAAAGACCGATGAAAGCGAAAAGCCTTTCTCCAAAGACGCGTTTTACGGAAAGACAGACGAGTCTAAAAACGAAGAGACGAAGAAGGATGCAAAAAAGCTCAGCGAGTCGCTTCGTAAGAATTATCGCGCCGCCAATCGTAAGTTGTTCAGCTTCTGATCCGGCATATTCAGTATATCCGGCATGTAGAAAAACCTCCGGAGAACCGGAGGTTTTCTTTTTTTAATTCAAATCTATCCGGACGATTTCGTCCGGCTGCTTCTTGCCGTAGAACTCTTTGTACAGACGAAGGCGTTCCTTATAATGGCGCTGGCTGTACTTGGTATTGAACACGCAGTCTATCAGATTGGCCTGGTCTTTGCCGTCATAAAGCCTTAGCACGCGGCCTATCGATTGAATTACACGCGTCGTCGATTTCGAACTGAAGCAGAACACGACGTTATGCAGGCGTTTTATCGAGACGCCCGTGCTCATGATCTGCACATTGGAAAACAGCACGTTGCCGTCGCTTTTCTCGAAACCCTCGCGAATCAGCTCGCGTTCCTGGACTTTCGTCTGCCCGTCCGTATAGAACGCCGCCTTTCTGGGGTAGAGCTCCCGAAACTTCTCGTATAGACTGCGGCCTATATCAATCTTGTCGAACAGTACAAGCGTATTGCCGTTCATCGAAGCTGTTTTATCCAGTATTGGCCTATACAGCTCGCCGTACCATTTTGCGAAATACTCGTGTTCGGCCCTCGCCGCGGAATCGAAGTTTATGCCGTTGAAGTCCGCGGAGACGTATTTAACGGCGGAATCCTGATGGAAAAGCAGGTTCCTGTCCGCTTCGACAGCCTTGTCGCAGATGCTGTAGACCGTGATCTGGAGTTTCGAGATGAAACCGCCGGCCTGCAGGTCCATCGGGTTTTCCCTGTAGACAACGCGCCCGAGCATGCCCGTCAGCTGCCGCAGCTTATGCTTGTCGCGCGGCAGCGTTCCGGAACAGCCTATCCTGATTCTGGCTTTTATTCCCTGGATCATTTCGGCCGTGCTTTTCGCCAGGCACGTATGCGCTTCGTCGCAGATCAGCACGTCCGGCGGCGGAATCTCTTTGATATGGTCGGCGAGCGACTGGCGGTTGGCGACGATGATCCTGGCCTTGGATATGTCGTTTTCGCGCTTTTCTTTTTTCGACATACCGCCTCTCAGCTTGGCGATCAGTTCGCGTCTGATGCCGTATTCGCAGAAGTCTTTCTGAAGTTGTTCGACCAGCTGCACGTTGGGGACCATGACAAGCACTCTCGCGTCGGGCCTGTACGTTCGCCACGCATTCCAAATGAAATTGGCGAGGATATAGGACTTGCCGCCCGCTGTCGGTATTTCGATAAGCCCCCTTCCGTAGCCTTTCCGGAAAAGAGCGTCGACGGCTTCGTCCTGATACGCGCGCTTCTCGAAATGTTCCGGCGCGCTGTCTAAATCTTCCGTTATGTCGAAAGTTTCGAAATGCTCTCCGATTTTCGACTTCAGCGGCGTGATAAAGTCGTCGATATACGCTTTGCACCTGGCGGACATCGCCAGATATTCAAACGAGCCGTACTGCGTTTTCATCCAATCCAATACGTCAAACACAAGACCCGGCAGGAAGAATCCGAACTGGTTGACGCTATACAGCTTCGGTTCGCCGGCATATCCGTATTGCTGCGAAAAGAACGCGCTTGGATTGTCGACTGAAAACGCCTCAACGAGCTCGTCTAAAAGCGTCTGGTTTTTTGCGAGCATCCGAAGCATGTCGCAGTCTTGGTCGTATGTCAACCGGAAAAGTTTTCCAGACGGGAAAACTTCCATTTTCTGTAAATCGTCTTTATACAAATCACGCATGCGGTGGTTCAATGTTCAAAATTCAACTTATATACTTCGACACAGTTTTTGATGTTGAAGCCGAAGTTCTGCAGCACGCCCAATGCGCGTTCGATATATTCGATGTTCGTCTGGGTCTTTTTCCCGAGTTCGACGAGTTCCTTCATCGTTTCGTCAGATTCCATAATCTTGTCTTCAGCCTTCATGCGCAGGACTGAATCTACGTTCTGCGATTCCGACATTTTTTTCTGCATTATCTTTTTTTTCAGATCGGATATGCGCTGGAGATTTTCTTTTTCCTTATAGAGGTATTGAAGCCATTTTGCCCAGATCGACGAGCACATTAAAGCTTTCTCCCGAAGATTGGCGAGAGAGAGCTTTACGTCGTCATTGAATTCAGCGATATACGACGCAAGCTGATTGTTCGTAAGTATTTCAGGGTTTTTCTTAACATTTTCGTTTTTCAAAGAATTCATATATAAATGATATGAATTTAGATTTTTAATTTGTTATATTATTTTTAGAATTTTCCTAAAAAAATTTTTCTTAATTATAGTTTTGTTAATGAATTTAAAATTTTTAATATATTGTAATAAGATGATTTTTATTTATTATATATATTAAAAAATATTAAATTAAACGCGCGTGTATGCATGTGCACGTATATGCGCATGCGCGCGTATAAAGATTTGAAAGTAAATAGTTCTATCAATGATTTTTTAAAAAAAGGTACGATAGCATGACCATAGCAAGTCATAAACGTCTGAGCCCCGGCGTGGAGTTTAACGAGATAGACAGATCCCAGTACGGACAGGATGACTACTCCATAACGGGCACGGCCACGCATATAGCCGGCTTCGCGGACGTCGGACAGGACTACGTCACTAAATGGATAAATTCGAAAAACGCGTTCTACGAGGCGTACGGGTATCCGACGAACGAGCCCGAACGGTATTTCTTCAACGGCGTATGCGAGATAATAGACAGGGGCGGCGTTGCCTACGCGACCAAACTTCCGTATTTCAACGCGGCGAAGGATAAGCTCGCCATGGCGACATATAGCGTAGACCTCGTGACAGTCCCTGACCAGGTGATCGACAGGCTGCGCGAAGTGGATACGTCTTTGACGTCGTATATGCGCATAAGCCTGAATGATTCCGGCGTTTCTAGAATCAGTCTCGAACAGCTTGACGAATACAAGACCGGAAGGATCGTTGTCGACAGGGCCAATTAGATAAGAATCGTCGACATGACCGGAGGCAGGTACGATCAGGCTAAGATAATATCCGGCGACCAGCGTCTGGACGTGCAGTGCCTCGGCGTGGTGCCCGTCCTCGTCGGGTCAGCCAATTCGATGTTCTTCAGAGGACTCATATCTAGCGACATATCCGTCCTTTCGTCGGGGTTCGAAGCGACACCCGGCATTTCAGCGTTTCAACCGGTAGTCGATATGCAGGCTTCCCGGGTCGAAGCGCCGCTGAGCGCGTACTCGCCGGCGCTCATGCAGTTCGGCGAGGGCAATTTCGCGCTTTCTCTTTCGTCGCGCACGGTATACAGCGATTCACTCGGCAGGCGCGCGGTCGAGCAGTTTCCGGCCATAGTGCAGATCCAGCCGGGCTCCGTCGAGCAGCGCAACCTCAGAAGCGTTTGTCTGGCCGTGTTTGTCGCATATAGAGACCAGGCCAATGAGGACAAGATTAACTTTAAGCTCGTCGAGGCGTTCAGCGGCCAGCTCGACCATCTCGCGACGAATCCAGACACCGGGTCGTCGGACTATATCTGCGATAAAGTCAACGGCAATTCGAGATACGTCAACATGTTTTCGACAGTCAGGCCCGGAGTATACGGGCCGGCCAAAACATCCCTGGTGTCGCGTCAGACCGTGAGGTCGCTCGGCTTCTACCGGGAGGAGACGTACAAGCATATCGATTATGTCGGATCGATCGTCGAGCCATTGACGAGGATATTGGACCGCCTGCAGGACCCCAACCAAATACAGCTTGACGTAATGGCCGACGCCGGCATCACGAACATAGCGCAGTTCGTCAAAGACTACGGCGACGACAAGGCCACAGACCCCGAAGAAAAACACCAGTACAACGCCGACATGTACCCGTATTTTGAAATGAAAGACGGTTTTCGCGCGCCGTGGGACAGCGACGACACGGCGGCTTGGTATTCGATCATGCGGAAGATGGACGATTTCTGTAAGAACGTCAGGAAGGATTGCGTGTTCGTCGCCGATGGGTTCAGGCCGTTCGTGTTGGCCGGCAACGAAAAGCTGTCCAGACCGACCAATACCGGCATATGCCAGCTTGGCGGCGCGATGCCCAAGCTGCTGCAGAACATTAGGAAGATGCCTGTTCTCGATTCGTCCTACAGTGCCGGATATTCTAACTGGTTCTACTGTCCGGACTACAGGACCGGAGACTTCTTCTGGTGTCCGCCGTCCATCAAGGCCGCGGGCGTCTACACGTATAACGACGCGTACGGGCACGTATGGTCCGCCCCGGCCGGACTTAACCGCGGAACGGTCAGCCATGCCGTGGACGTGGCGTTCAATCCGTACCGCGACGAGGCCGGCCAGATATACAAGCAGGCCTGGAACTACGCCGTCGCCTATCCGCTCGAAGGCGTGGTGCTCGAGGGTTAGAAGACGATGCAGCTTCAGAAGACGGCTCTCGACCGCGTCAACGTCAGGCGGCTGATGCTCTACCTCGAGAGGATGGTCGTGCAAATTGCCCGCAGGTTCCTGTATGAAGGCAATACGGAGCACAATAGGCAGCGGTTCGTAGACCAGATAACGCCGATATTTGACGACGCGGTCCAAGGCGACGGCGTACTGCGCTATGCGATACGGTGCGACGACGAGCTGAACACTCCCGAAGTGATCGACAACAACGAGATGCGGTGCCTTATCGGGATTGTGCCGGTGAAGACGATGGAATGGATCGTCTGCAATTTCACAATCGGCAACCAGTCAGCCGACGTATACGAACAGATAATGAGCTGATTTACGGGCGGTTGACGGTAAATATAAAAGTTTAGTATTGCGTAGGCCGTATCCCGGAACGGGTTCGGCCTTTATTTTTAGGTAATTGCAGCAGCTTGAGTAAATAAATTTGAAAATGAAAGCTTTTAACGAAAAAGGAAGAATGACATGAGCATACGGACCATTCTCGCGCCCGGAATCCAGAGAAACGAAATCGACAAGTCCCAGTACAGTCCGGCGATGACCGGTTCCAACTGCTATGTTATGGGCTTTACGGACAAGGGCGAGCCGTACGTGCCGATGGAGTTTACAAGCCGCACCGCGTGGACGAGCTATTATGGGACGCCGGACAATGAGGCCGAGCGCTACGCGTATTCCGCGGCGTGCGAAGTCCTTAACCAGGGCGGCCGTCTCTATTTCGCCAGACTGCCTTACGACAACCCCGCGTTCGAAAAGGTCGCGTGTTTCAAGTGGAAAGTCAAGCCGGAACTGCAACTCAGCGACAATACCCCGTTTCACCAGGTATTCGAAGCTGACGATACGATCAAGGACGTGGCCGCGATCGAGCCGAGCGGCAAGCCGGCCGTATACGACCTTTCGGCGATCGACGAGTTCCGTACGGGCGAGGCGGTCGTCGCGAACAACACGTTTTTGATCGCCGACATAGCGTTTAACACGTACGACAGGATTCCGGAAGACGACCGCAAGAACGAAAAGCGCGAGCTCGTAGGCATCCTGCCCGTCATAACGACCGCGGCCAATGCCCTCTACGCGCAGAAGCTCATCGACGTCAAGAATGAGGATGTGCTCGGCTATGAGACGATTGGCAATATCCGCACGCTCGACGCGACGTCGCTTTCCGCCAGTTTTCCGGAAACGTCCGTGCTTGGGACGCTTAGGGTCCGCACGTCTGACATGTGCCGTACGCTTAATACGCGCTATCATTACCAGCTCGTCGACCAGATCTCGCTGCTTTCTACGGTGTCGACTTCCGGCTTGTACGCCGACGCCGACCTTTCGTCAGATAAGGCGATCGACGCCGGCATCAGGAATCAAATCGAAGCCTATCTCAGCGCCAACCAGGCGACCATTTCGCTTTCCTCGTGGAACGGTCAGTACCAGCTTTCCGTCGAACACCTGTCCGGAGACGAGTCCCAGGCGATAAGCGCGGCCTATGGCGGATTCTCGTTTAAAAACCACTTCAAGGCTGAGCAGCTTTGCTCGATCGTAGGCGCCGATGTGTTTGACGCGCAGTATGCGGACCGCTACGGCTGGCATAATTCGGCCGGCGACGACGAAGTTCCGTATACGCTTTCCCGCGAGGCCAACGAGTTCTTCCCGACCATTACGACATTCACGGACGACCGCGGGAATTCCAGGTTCGACCGCGACAACATGAAGAAGATCGGCGTCGTGGTCTATAAGATGTTCGTCGACCCGTCTGAGAACAACAAGATTAATTTCGAGCCGGTAGAGGCGTACGCCGGTTCGCTCTGCCGCACCGACAAGGATCAGACGACAGGCGCCACCACGTTTATCGACACCATCATCAACAGCCAGTCGAAATACATCAACTTCTTCTCCAACTGCTTCAATACGCCGGCCGGCAGGAAGTTCTACCATGATAAGCTCGACATGCTGGTCGTCCAGCCAGGCGCGCAGCGCGACGCTTTCGGTAAGATAGAGATCGAAATCTTAAACGACTACCGCGACGCCGTCAATTACGCCAGACAGGTTCTTACTGAAGCGCCCGTCGACTACGCCGACCTTGACCAGGTTTACTAGGGCATGTGTGACGTTCTCGAGGAGCTTAAGGACTACACTTCGGTTTCGCCGGAAGAAGAGGCCACCCTGTCAAGCGCATAGACGCTCGACCAGGCGCGTCTGTGTATGGATATTATCTAGAAGAAGCTTAATGATATCGACCTGTACGACGTCACCGCTCCCGCGCTTGGCTTTTATTCGGCCATGACGAAGGAGGCCATCAGCATCGACAAGTCCATCTATGACGGCATAAATAAGAGTTTCGAAAAGGTGGAGGACATCAACAAACTCGACATTGACGTCATTCCTGACGCCGGCATCGCGAACATCGCGTCGTACCTCAAGGCCATATACGGCAACAAAGGCGAGTACGACCTAGGAGTGACGGACGATATGGGCAACAGCCTTCTTGGCATGTGGAGATGCGACAGCAACAACGCCGCGGTCAAGATTTGGAAGACCGTCGAGCAGAAGTTCGACAATTTCTGCAAGAATGTCCGCAAGGACTGCATGTTCATCGCAGATGGACCACGTCCGCTCGTGCTCGCGGGTCAGCGTAAGATCGTCCGTTCTACTAAGCCGGCCAATACTATTGACGCGAATATTATTCCGTATCTAAAGTATATTACCGGCCTCAACACCAGCTATGGCGCGTGTTATGTCGATTGGTTCGAGACGGCCGACGAGTATTCCGGAGACTTCTTCTGGTGTCCGCCGTCCATCAAGGCTATGGGGGTTTATATCAACTGCGATATAAACCATAATTACTGGGATGCGCCGGCGGGCCTTAACCGCGGCGTGATCGAGGCGACAGACATAGCGTTCAGTCCGACGATCAAGCAGGCTGGATCCTTCTACGAGAAGAACTTCAATTATGCGATAAACTATCCAAACGACGGCATCGTGCTCGAGGGTCAGAAGACGCTGCAGACGAAGCCAAGCGCGTTTGACAGGGTAAACGTACGCCGTCTGTTCCTGCGTCTCGAGCGCGCGGCGTTCCAGGTAGCGAGGTACTTCGTATACGAGCCGAACACCGCCTACACGCGCCAGCGTCTCATAGACGCCCTGAATCCGTACTTCAAGGAAGCCAAGGACAACGGCGGTATCTATGACTACAAGATCCGCTGCGACGAGGTACTCAATACTGACGACGTTATCGACCGCAATGAGCTCAAGGTCGCAATCGGCATCAAGCCGGTTAAGACTGCGGAGTTTATAATGATTGATTTCGTTGCGCTGCGCACCGGCGGCAGCTGGTCTGAAGCCGGATTCTGATAAAAACGGAAACCTGAAATAAAAAACGGGGCCGTAATTACGGCCCCGTTTTTTATTTCCAAATCTTTTTCGGCAATGGAAATCGTGTTCAGACTCAGTAGAGCAGGTACTTTAGCGATTTTGGAAGTACTTCGTCGACTCCATATTTCGATTTGGCGGTTTTAGCCTTCAACGAATTAATTATTTCTTCAGCCTCGTTCGCGAATCTGCTCATGTCCGATTTGAACCGCTCTATACCAAGTTCGCAGAAGTCGGCAGGCAGTGTGCATTTTTCATCTATGAATCCGTGCGGATAAACCTGTTTGATATTCAGATCGACATTAAACATCGTCTTGCACGTAGAGCGTGAAAGTTGAATGAAATACGGGATTCTGACGATTTTGTAGTTGGCTTCGGAATAAAGTCGGTCTTTTGCTTTATCCGCCAATATTCTAGAAGCCTGTATATAGTGAGCGTACCCGTCGAATTCTACAATAGTCATCGTCGATTCGTTTCGATAATCAGGTTTGAATCTCCCGAGATACGATTTATCGTGAATCCAGCTTCCGCCCAGTTTCTTTTCGAGAAAAACGCCTAAATTGGATTCAGTAAGATATTTTTTCATTTTTTGATTATACCGCTGAAGTTCTGCTGCAAGTCAGGAACGAAAGTAATCGACGGCGCCGGAAAACTGCTGGCGCACTTCGAACGGACATACTGTCCGTCTTCGCTGGTATCCTACGCGGATGTGCGATGGAGCGCTGGCAACATGTATTATAAGCTTGGATTCAGGCTGCTGAGGTTGTCTCCGCCCAACTACTGGTATTTTAAACATAATTCTTTTGTTCTTATCTCTAGAATTCGCTGCCAGAAGCATAAGCTCGTAGACATGCTCGAGAACTCCGACCCGGGAAAATCCGAAGCTGAGAACATGAAGGTCAACGGGTACCGCCGGATATTCGATTGCGGGAACATGGTGTTCGAAAAAATATATTGATTTTTCGGTAAATAACAAATATGAAAAATACAGACGATTTTGGTCTTATGTCACTTGACGACGCGATATCTCATTGTTATGATGTGGCGGAGAACGCAGACGCCGACACGTGTGAGGCGTGCCGGATGGAACATTTGCAGTTGGCGGCATGGCTTGAAGAGCTGCTGGCGCGGCGCGCTTCAGATCCCGTGTTCGCGCTATGCGAGGCGATGTTCGACGAATCGGCGTTGAAATGTCCGACGATGCGCGAGGCCCAGCGCGTTTTCAAAAAGAACGGATATACGCTCGCGAGGCAGTGCGGATCGCATCAGATATGGAAGAAGCCCGGCGATCCCATACCGATCGTGCTGCCGTACCATTCAAGAGACAATGAGTAGGTCCGGCCGGGCGACTGGAAGAGGATAATGAAGGAGCATAGGCTGGTTGTCTGAGTCAGTTTAGCCGTTTATTTTTTCGTAAGGCAGGCCATAATGGCCTGCCTTATTTTATAAGTGCGTTTTACGTTTGGAAGTAAATAAAACCAGTTAAGGAGCATTTTTTCCATATGATACATCAGCTTATTTGTGAAGGGCAGGTCTGCGACCGCTCCGTGGTCGTTGTAACGCTCCGCACCGTAGACACATCTGGTCGGTATCCCGTATCGACCGTCACTACCGCATATTACGAGGTCGATTCAGCTTTAGCGCAAAGGCTTGTGAAGACTGACGTTTTCTACAGCGGGGACGACTGTGATCAGATTTCGCGGATATTAGCCGGCTAGATACCCGACATAATCCGGCGCAGGACGCAGACAGGACGGATCGGGCTCAGACCTACGCCGGACGAGTTAGAGAACGATCTCCGCGCCGTGTTTTCCAAGAACGGCGGGCCTATGCCGGTATACAGGTTCGTATGCGACCAGGCCGAAGGCTGTGTAATTACCGACGGCGCGAGACAGGTGATGCGCGGCGTATGGAGCGGCAAGTCTCTTGCTTAGTCGCGCGTTCCTACGGCTCGTGAAATGGCGAACAGTCTTCCTGACGCGGAGGGCGTTTTGGATATGGAGCTTCCTGATTGCGACAATCCTGACATATGCGTCGTGTTCAGCGAAGAACCGGCGTCTGAAGATTCCGCGACCAGGGCCTTTAAGAAGGATGTCGACACGGCTCTGGCCGCCATGTTCCCGGACGCGCCGATGTCTACCCGCTGCTATAGAGAATGCGGGCGAACCGTGCTGGCGCTTGACGTTTGCGGGGACGTGGACAATAGCGTGCTCGAATTTATGGCCGAGCTTGGCTGCTGCGATCCCGAGATACAGCGTGGAACTAAAGGTTCTACCGTATATTTCTATTTCGACAAGCCTATTTCCGCGCCGCGGCTGTGCGAAAGCCGGTCGGATCCGGCCGTTGTCGTCCTCTAGGTACGCGGCGAGCCAGACAGGAAGTTGTGGGTCGGATGCGCGATGGAAATGCAGGATCTCAGCCGTTTCGACTGCGGGACGGCAACAAGGGTTTTCGCCGCTGGGAGATATTCAAGAGCGATGGATGTCGATCGTGCCCGCCGTGCGGTCAAGGAAGGCGTCGACATCGTGCTCGGCGGGCATATGTTCAACGTAAAATCGGTTTCAGCCAGAGGCGGCGCTATTGTCGCGGAGGCGCGGCGCGTGATCGGCCCACGTCAGTCGGTATGCGATTTTCCGGCTAGGCTTGTCGAAAGGCTGCGCAGCAAATGCGTTCTTCCGCGCCGGGACGAGCTCATGTTCGAGTCGTGGGCGGCGAAGTCGGGGTTTAAGACAGGCTCCGCGAAAGTGCTCGGCGGCGAATATTGGTGCGACGAGCCGGCGTTCGGTGAACCGTGCGAATGCGTGCGGGTTTTGATATCAAAAAGAAAATAACAGGTATTTCGAGGCATTTGCAGTAAATACTTTTTAAGAGAGATTAAAAATGGCGAGACTTATAACAGACGCTTGCTCGACAGAGGGCTTCAAGTTCATAACCGAGTCCGTTAAGGACAAGGCCAAGCCGCCGATGTACATTCTCGAAGGCGTTTACGCCCAGGCAGAGGTCGTCAACGGCAATTCGCGTTCCTATCCGTACGAGCTTCTCAAGGAGGAGATCGAGCGTTTCGACAAGGAGATGATCCAGACTTCGCGCGCGCTCGGAGGGCTCGAGCATCCTGATTATCCGGACATCAAACCGGATGATTCCTGTATAAGGATTCTTTCCCTTAAAGAGGACAACAACAAGACATGGGTCGGCAGAAGCTGCATTTTGGCGTCGGCTCCTGAATGGGGCATAAAGGGTACTCCGAAAGGCGATTTGCTCCTGTCTCTTGTTCAATACGGCACGAAAGTTGGTTTTTCGACACGTGCGCTCGGCGAGTTGAACGAGGATGAGACGCGCGTAGTCGCGATGAATCTCTGCACGATCGACTGCGTGCTGAATCCCAGCATCGGGTCTTTTTGCAACAGTAACGGAAACAGATTCGTTAACGGCATTCTCGAATCTAAGACATTCGTCTGTGACTTACATAATAGAGTTGAGCCCGTCTATGAACATTTCGAGAGGAAGCTGTCACGCATGCCGAATACGCGCATTTCGTCCAAGAAGGCGGTATTTCTTGGCGCAGCCGTCCATGATTTCTTCGAATCGCTTGTAGATTGATGTTTTCATGCTGAACGGAGTAAATAAAATTAAGCATATAGAGGAATACCCGTGTTTTTAGATGTTTTCTGGGATTCGCGGGTAAATAAAAATGCTTACGCAAAGGACTGAAGAATTATGAGTTTGAAATCTATTAGAGAGAGCTATTCGAAGCTGCTGACGGTATTCAAGGACGCCGGCGTCGCGCTCAACGAATCGCAGAAGGCCGACCTTGATACGTTCGTGCTCGCGCTCGAATCCAATATGGAGTCCCAGCGCAAGCAGGCGATCAAGATGACTAGGGATGCGGTGTAGGCCAAGATGGAAAAGGAGTACCGGCAGGTCTTCGAAAGCATCATGGCTAACATGCAGGAGAACGCGCGTATCGCGTCTAAGATCCAGCAGAAAGTTGCTTCGCTTAACGAGTCGAAGAAGATTTCGCAGAAGGTTGACCAGTATCTTGATCTCTATGTCGAGAAGGTGCTTCCCAAGAAGACTGTCGTTGATTACGACCGTATGCGTAAGCTTGAAAGGCTGCACGAGTCTCTTAAGGATGCGCTTGTTGCCGACGAGGACGCCGTCCAGGAGAAGATGAAGAAGCTCGAGGAATCATATAAGGTTAAGCAGTCCAAATGCGAAACTGAAGTCGCCAAGGCGCGCGCCAGGCTCAACGAGTCAATGAAGACGGCGCAGGAGCTTAAGTCCAAGCTTGAGCAGTTCAAGGCGATGGCTCTTCTTGAATCCAAGACCCGCGATCTGCCTTCGTTTGAAGCCCGCCGCGTGAAGCGCCAGCTTAAAGAGGCGACAGTCGAAGAGATAGAGCAGAAGTTCGATAAAACGCTTAAGAACGTCCGCGAAGAGGCTAAGGCTGTCAAAGACAACGCGAAGAACGACGTAAAGAAGACCGTCGAGGCCGAAATCGATCAGATTCTCGGAGACGACGGAGTCGAGGAAGACGAATACCGCCGTCCTAAGAACCAGCCGCACAACCTCCATCGCGTCGAAGAAGGCGAAGACGAAGACGACGTGTTCGAGACGGCCGAGACGGTCAAGGAGACCTATGACGGCGACGTGGCGCTTGACGAATCCGATGTGATCGACGCCGCGCAGATGAAGCTCTGGTGCAGTCAGGCTAAGGAGCTTAACTGACGATTTCGGAGGCCGGGTGGCCTTCGACCAAACAAAAACAAATCAAGAGAAAGATTCAAACGATGATTAACAGTTATATTGCTGATCCTCATCAGAAGAGACTGCTCAAGAAGTGGGCTCCTATCCTCGAGTCGGGGAAGAAGATCCAGTCCGAGAGCACGAAGATTGCGCTTGCGTAGGTGCTCGAGAACACCCGCAACTTCTATAAGATGCATAACATGCTGAACGAAGCCGGTATTCCTTACGGCGGTGGCACTCCTGATCCTAATCAGGCCCTCGGTGGCCCGAGTCCGGTCGATGCCGACGGTAACAGCACCGGTTTCCTTAAGGGTAACCGTTCTGTTCCGTACCATACCGGTACGATGGACGGCTACGGTGACTACTACCTTCCTTCGGTCGTAATCCCGATGCTCCGCCGTATCATGCCTGACCTGATCGCGAACGATCTCGTCGGCGTGCAGCCGCTGCACGGTCCTGTCGGTTATGCTCTCGCGTATCGTCCGATTTACGGCAACAACGGCGTCGCGGGCTTCGGCACGCTTGACATCGCCGGCCGTGAAATCGGCTACAACCCGACCGATCCGCGCTACACCGGCGCTGAGCTTAGTGACGTGCCGAGCGATGACAAGGGCATGTGGGACGCCTATGCCGGCACCAGCCTTTCCGCTTGGGGAACCGGCGTCGGCCAGGATACGGCGAAGGCCGAGTATGCGAACCTCTGGGGTAAGAACCCGTACGGCCAGGGCGCTGGTCAGGGCGATAACGGCACGTATCCGACGGTCTCGTTCGGCCTCGTGAAGAGTGCGGTCGAAGCTAAGACCCGCAAGCTCGCCGCCCACTGGTCGCCTGAGCTCGCCGAGGATATGCAGGCGATGCACGGCATCGACGTCGAGCGCGAGATGGTCAACACCCTCACGTACGAAGTCGGCGCTGAAATCGACCGCCAGATCATCACCGAGATGGTCAAGGCCGCTATCACCGGCAATTCGACTTCCGAGTGGTCTCCTGTTTCGGCCGACGGCCTCGATCAGATGGGACGTCTCGCGACGCTCCTCACCCAGATCACCGTTGAGGCGCAGCAGATCGCCATCCGTACCCGCCGCGGCAACGCGAACTTCGTGGTCACCACGCCCCGCGTCACGGCGCTGCTCCAGCAGATGTCGATCAATAAGTACACGAGCTTCAAGAACACGGACGCGATTCCTACCGTTCCTGACACCGGCGTCGGCGCTCTCGCCAAAGTCGGCCTCATCAACGACGACTCGATGCTCCTGGTCCGCGACTCGTACGCCGCCAACGGCGCCGTTGACTACGCGCTGCTCGGCTACAAGGGCAAGCAGGCCGGCGACTCGGGCATAATTTATTGTCCGTACATCCCGCTCCAGCTGTCCAAGGTGCTGCAGCCTGGTTCGTTCACGCCGTCCGTCGGCGCCCGTACCCGTTACGGCATCATGAGCAACCCGTGGGACGCGAAGAACTTCTACCACTTCATGAAGATCACGCATACCTACGATCAGGGTTATACGTTCAGCGGCGACCAGCGCACGTTCATCGCGCAGCCTTCGCCGATCAACCTCCCGCCGAAGTCTGAGTACACGCAGACTGTTCCCGAGCAGGCGTAATAAGCCTAGTTTGGAAATAGGCGAAGGTTAAACAGAGGACGCGGAGATTTCTCTCCGCGTCTTCGTTTTTATAATAGTCTTCTCACGATTTAGTATAATTTTAAAGTAAATAATTTTAGACTAGCATAGAGGTATATATGATGATAAAGTACAATGACGAATACGAGGCAGAGATAAGGAAAATAATAAAGGACAACCCGAAGAATTACATGAAAGTTCTTAAAAGCCGTGGGTTCAAGGGCCGTTGTCCCGACAGGAAGTATTTGGTCGATTATATATACCAGTGCACGCCGATGCTGAACGACGCCGTGCATACGTTTAAAACGAGGCTGTATTGGACGCTCAACAGGCTAGGCGACTTTCCGAGGTGCGGAAACACATCGCGTGACGTCCACGCGATGTCCAAGGCAAACGTACAGAGTTTAGACGAGGGCTATTCGGCGTTTTGCTGCGCAAAATGCCGCTATGAGTCGGCTGCCTACCGAGATGCGGTGAAAGCCGGCGTTAAGCGGAAGTACGGCGTCGAGAACGCATTCCAGATACCGTCCGTCAAAGAAGGCCTGCGCGCAAGGAAAGACGAGATACAGGCCAAGCGCGACGCGACACGGACAGCTCGCTTCGGCAATGATCCCGGCTGGAATCTCAAGAAGAGCCTTGAGACGAGACGGCGTAAATACGGACACGCATGGAACATCAAGGCAATAGCGGAGACGAAGGCATTGCGGTACGGAAATCCGCATTGGAACAACAGCGAAAAGGCGTATGCCACGAAGAGGGAGAACGGTACTCTCAATACGTCCAGATAGGAAAACGTAGTATTCGAGGTCGTCAAGTTGCTCAGGCCGGGTCTGCTGCGGCAATACAGGTCTGCGGAATACCCGTTCAGCTGCGACATGTACGATCCCGGCTCGGACACGTATTTCGAATACAACGGATCTTGGACGCACGGCGGCCACCCATATGATCCGAATTCGCCAGACGACAGCGCTAGGCTCGCGGAGTGGAAGGCCAAGGGCACGGAATACTACGATAACGCGGCAGAGACGTGGTCTGTCAGAGATCCGCGCAAGCGGGCCGCGGCGGCGGAATCCGGGATAAACTTGGTGGAGTTCTGGAATTACGAAGACGCAGAGAGGTACTTCGGTTTGGATTTCAGCATAGCGGACTGGCTTTATTTCGACTGCCCTCCGAAGACGCTTTTGGCTGAATACGGGCGTTTCAAGAAAGAATGCTTTTCCGGCAGTTGGTCTGGTTTTCTGTCGAGCCGCAATTCATCCAACGCCACCGTCAAGTTCTTCCAGCAAGACGTGTTTTATGCGCGCGAAAAGCGCGCATGGCTCGATCCGTCGACGCGGGCCAGGCTTATGGAAAACAGGGAGAAATACCTCGGCAAGAAGAAAAGCGAGTTGACTGATCTCGACCTGCTGGACGGATTCAAGCGGTCTGGGATGATATACGGGTATTCGCACTTCAATCCGCGCTGGTTCATGTGGTTCATAAACGAATACGGCGTCAGGTCGTGCTATGATCCTTTCGGCGGCTGGGGGCATAGGCTGCTGGGTTCGGCGAAGCTCGACAGGTACATATACAACGACCTGTCGCGCGGCGTCAAGGCGAACGTAGACAGGATGATTTCAGCTTTTCATATAGGGAATGCCGAAACGCATTGCGAAGACGCTATGACATTCGTTCCTGAAACCACGTTCGACGCCATGTTCACGTGCCCGCCTTACTACAACGTCGAGGAGTACGAATGCGGCGCCTTTTCCAGTTTTGACGAATACAAGGCGCTGATAGACGGCGTATTCGGCGTATTTGCGTCTAGACCCGAGTGCCGGGTGTTTGGGCTGGTTACGCGCGAAGACATGCTGTGCGGCCATGACGACTATAAAAAGGCGTTTAACGTCAATGTCGGCCGTTCGTATCACATCAACAAGTCGCCGGACAAGAAGCGGGAGCGCTTGTACGTATTTGTTAAGCCATAACGCTGTTTTTGATACGTAAAATATTTTTATGGTTTTCACAGTAGGGTATCCGCATAGTTAGGATTTGGCGCAGGATTTCGCCGGCCTCATATCATGTTATCCGCAGATTGTCGAAGTATATTTCGCCGTTCCAGGCAGGCCGTCTGGAAGGCCGTCGCTTCAGGTAGACCATCTGTAGTTCTTGGAGAATATAAAGGCGATAAAGTCTACCGGCAGAAAGCTGAACATGCTTCTTAATTCCGCATGCGACGGGGCGGACGCACTAACAGACGGGCTTGGCGAAAGGATCAGACGCGATATTACAGCGCTTTCCGAGCATGGTTGCCGTCCGGATTCTGTTACAGCCGTTTCGTTCAGAACGGCATGCCTGGTAAAGCGCTCGGCACCGGATATAGAAGTCAGGATTTCTGTCATAAATCAGATTCGGAGCGCGTCGGCTATGTCCTGCTACGGTAATTTCGCCGACGGGTTTTACGTAGGTTAGGATCTTAATAGAAATGTGCAAGCGCTTCGCAGGATAAAGGCCTGGTGCGCGGATAACGGTAAAAAGCTTTATCTGCTGGCGAATTCGGCGTGCATGCCGGAATGTCCGTTCAGAACAGAGCATTACAATATGGTCGCGCATGCAGTGGAAATAGCCAGATCGCTTAAGGCGGAAGGATCGAGCATTGCTTAGAGAATCGAAAATACCGTACCATGTTAGCAGATCAGAGCTGGAAACCCGCTTGAATTCGCGCTGCGTAGTACATGGATTCCGCCGAAGAACATCCATGAATACGAAGGCGTCTGCGACATGATGAAATTGTCATGTAGGATGCATCCTGATCCAAAAGCGATATTCGACGCGTACTGCTTGGAAAAAGACTGTGACCTGCTCGATGTCCTTGGTGAGCGTCTTATACCTACACAGGAGGCAAGACTGTTGTAGTCGTCGCTTCCGGACGAGGCGTTTAAGAAGTTCTTGACATGCCATGAGCGCGGTTGCGATGAATGCGGATACTGCAAGACGCTCGCCGAGAAGCTTGGACAAAAAAGGCCGTGATATATCACGGCCTTTTTTGCTTAGACAGACTGATTTGTTAGTATGAGAACGTTCCGTCCACGATCACTTCCCTGACGTCGACACCGAAGCGTTCGCGGATCAGGCGCCGCATCTCATTTATGCGTAGCTGGTAGGGCTGGTCGCTATCGTTCCCGCGCTTGCGGATCTCTATGTGCAGGACCGGCTCACCGCCGGGGCTGCGTTCGATTTCGGCATAGGGGACGTCACCGAGGTCTAGCCCTCCTCCGAATATCCGGGTCATTTCCGGCTCCTCGGCGCACATCATGTCCCCGATTTCTCCGTTTATTGCCTCTATCCGGTCGTCGTCCAGCGCCACGCCGTCGCCTTCTACGTCTCTGTGTATGAAGATGTTCCCTATCCTCTCTACGTTCGGCGCCGCGCGCGCGGTCGTCGGCTCGTAGTTCAGGATTTCGTCGAACCTGTTGGTGTTAAAGCACCGGACGGCGTTCTTCTCGAGGTCCCAGAACCAGATGATGAAGCCTGCGCGCCGCTCGTAGGACGCGACGTTCTCGTCATAGCTGGGATCGAGCCTACGACGCTCTGCGATCGGGACGACCAATTCGCTGGTTGTGCCGACGGCATGGCGTTGCACGTCGCCTTGGCCGGCTTCACCGTGTTTCCAGAACGTGAACTCGACGACGCCATTAGCGAGCTTCTCCCTCATGTCGGCTATTTCGTCGATTCCGCCGTCCTTCCTGGCCGCCGCTGGCCCGCGCATCGAGTGCCTGGCTTCTGGAATGAGCTCGGGGTTGACGATCTGCTCCGGCCTGTAAACTCCGTTCGCGAGGTCGAGACTAACCTCCGACTGCCTGACAAGCCTTTTCCGCTGGCACGGTGCCAGCGAAGAATAGTATTCCGCCTCGGATTCGTAGTCGTCGTCGGGGATTATTTTCACGTCGGCGGCGTTTGTGCCTTGGAACTTTGAGAGATCAGGACCTGACGACTCGTCAAGCATGCCGGCCCAGTATTTTATGAGGTCGCTTTCTTTCATGTATAGCAGTCCTTATGACAAACTTAATTTTATCTATTTCAACCGTAGATCTTGACGAACGCCGGGTTTTCGCAGTCTTTTATCAAGATAATGATTAAACTTGATCAGTCAGTGCGCCTTCGGTAGCCTTCTCAATGTACCAATATGTACTCATTAGGCTAACGTCGAATGTCGCAACGTCGCCGCCGTCGTAGACGAGATTGATAGGTCCGACATTGTTTACGACGATGTTCACCAACTTGTATGTCTCGTTGACGGTCTTGTTGTCTGCCGCGAAAAGGTGAATGCGCGCGTTTGATTTGGGATTGACCGCGCGGTTGCCCTCGAATACCGAACCGCCCTCGATGTTGGCGTTCATGACGTGGTTTTGCCAACGGAGGAACGCCCTGCGGTATTCGCCCGCGACGTCCGCTTTTACCGTCATGCTGTGGTCATGTTCCATTACCAGGTTTGTCGGCACGAGGTTCGCCATTTCGAAACCTTTATACGAGACCGACGCGTAGTTGATGGAACGTCCCGGAATAGTAAAATTGCTTCCGAACATGACAGCCGTTTTCAATACGGCGTCGACATCGTCGTATCCAGAAATAAATTCCGCCTCCCACTGATTGTTGCAGCGTATGTTGTTGGCCGTGGCGGCCGCGAGAAATGTGTTAACAGCTGTAGCCATTGCGTATTCCTTGTATTAATGTCGCTTGTCTTATTTATTTACTACGCCGTCACCCGAGATCTAGCTGAGTAAATAACGTCAGTGAGTTTTAGTAAAGGTATATCGAGATGAGTTTGGACCTTGGAAACCTGTTCGGCGCTGTCACAAATGTCACGACGGCCCTGTCGAAGGAGACAGGCGTTAAAGCGTTCCTCAATACGTTCAGGAAATACGGCGCGCAGGTCAAAAACAATTTTGAGGTGAATTTTTCAGGCCTCGAAAAGCTTACGTTTTTCATAACGAACATTTCAATGCCGGGCATTACGCAGAATATGACGACGCTGCACTATGACGGGCGCCTGGTAGACGTACCGATAAATTTCGATTTTGAGCATGATTTTAGCATGACTGTAAGGAATGATGCGCAGGGGTATATCTACGCCGCGCTGCATAACTTCGTGATGGAAAGTCTTGGGAAGGTTTTGATGAATTCGGGATATACGATCACCATACGGGCCCTTACGGGAGACAACAAGCATTACAAGGGCGCTCTGGTCATGATGTCGGGCGTAAGGTTGACTTCGGTCGCAGGGCTGGATTGGGGGTATGACGATAACGCTATTTAGACATTTACAGTCAGCGGCAAGGTCTAGAACGTGTCGTATACTCCGGGCGAGGTTAAGAAGGCCGCCAGCCTGCTCGGCGCTGTGACATCTATCCTGAAATGAGGCTTTAAAATGGGATTTTTAAGCGATACCGTTAGCAATGCGGTCAATGCCGCCAAAAATAATGGAAATGACGTTACAGGTACTAATCTCCAGACGTTTCTCGGCAAGTTCAGTTCATCCGCCGGCAAGTACATCGATACGATTGATCCGCTCGGCACGTTCGATGTGCAGTTCAAGTTCTATCCGACGCTTTCATTGGAAGAGATTAAAAACCAGAGCAAGCCCGGTAAGGTCGGCAGGATAGTTTCGTCTGTCGTAAATTCCGCCGTCCAGGCGGGGAAGAACGCCCTAGACAACGCAACAGGCGGCATTTTTTCGTCTTTGATGGAAGGCGGCAAAGACGATTCAATCCTGAAACAGCGCAAGAAATGGGAAGACAAGCATATTCATACTTTCATGGAATATCTTGCGAAGGCCAACCTGATGTAGACTGGCGAGCAGTGGCAGGATGACCAGGTCACGCCGCTCGTGCTGAATCTTGGACCGTATGTGCAGAGCATAACGGTCCCAAACCTGAAGATAAACACGACACGGGTCAGCAATTCGAATGTGGGTGAGTTTCCATTGACGACAAGCCCCGGCGTATATCCGGACGGGCAGCTTTAGATGAACGTCATCACGACGAGAGGATCCCTGCACGAGCGGATATTCTATCCTTGGATGAGGGAAGTTACGCTGCCGTACTGGTCATATGAGTCGCAGCCTTATACGACAGCGACGGTTACTGTCGACTTCACGAAGCACAACGACGTCAAGTATGTGTTTCTTGGATGCCGTCCCGACTCTATCTATTCGATGCAGGCCATGCAGAGTCCTGATTCCTCGAACCTGACAAGGCAGGTGACGTTCATATATGACGCTATGTTCGTTATTTCCAAGCTTAAAAAAGTAGACAATGCAACGTCTAAGCTCGCCGGCGCGGCGGGGAGTCTGCTTGGCGGCGTCGGAAAGGCGTTGAACATCTGACGTTTGTCGCAGTAAATAAAGATGTAATGCAAATGCGAGGATTTATGAAAGCGAAAACCATTAAAAAAACCATAAAGTCGGTGAAAAAGCCTGATTCTGAAAAAGATTGTTCTGCCGCTAAAATACGCGAAGCTATCGCGTACTGGAAAGGCCGGCTTGCCTCTTTGAACGAAGGCCTTTATGAAAAAGATAACGAAGCCGACGAAGTCCCCGAAAAGGATGTGAAAAACGCGGAAGTTCCAGTCATTCAGTCTGAATCCAAAGTAGTAGAGCAGGCAGAAAACAATCCCGTGGCGGTTTTCAATCCGACCAAGCGGTTTTGGCGTATGCATAACTACGCCGTGAAGGTTGTCAAGGAAAAGCTCGCCAAGCTTCTCCACGACAAGGGACTTAAGGATATAAGCGACGGGAACATTGTTGTGGAAAATTCCGCCATGGACGACGACGACTACGACATCGATGCCGACACGATAGTCGTGAAGATAAAAGTCCAGATCGAGAAAGCGCAGCTTAAGGGCTTTAGGAAGTTCCTCGCCGTTCTTAAAGAGGAAGACAAATCATTACGCGATATCGACGAGGCTAGTCTCTGGGGCGCGCTTTTCAAGGGAATCGGCGGCACAGCCAAAGGCGTCAGCGACGCAGCCAAGGAAAAAATCGCCGCCGCCAACAAGCTTCTAAAGGAGCAGGTCGGCGTAAAGGCCATGCAGGAGTATTTTCTGGCGTTTTTCGGCAAGAAGTTCGCAGGCCGCATTAACGCCAAGACAGTGTTTGCCGGCGGAGACGCTGAAGGAACTACGGGCGCCGAATTCGTTTATTGTTCAGCCGTCGATGTAAAGCACAGTTGAGGAGATATGCATTATGTTCGTATTTGACATACAGAAGGACCCCGTCGAGGAAATCCAGGAGGACATCGTCGACGTCAAGAAGAAACCCCGTACGGCGGCGGACGCCAAGTCTCAGGCGGCTTAGGTTGCGATAGAAGGTTTTAATCCGTTCGAACAGCTATTTAAGGGCCATATCGAGGCCAAGAAAAAGGCGCTCGCCGTATTCAAGCATGAGATGAAGCAGTCGAACAGCGAAAGCAATAAGGTTACGCTGTCGACCAACTACATTTCCGGGCAGACGTTCGTATGGCCTAAGTCGGGAATGCTCGTAATCGGCGTGCATGTATATCTGGCCGGCAAGAAAAATTTCTTACAGCGTCTTGCGACCGGCGACATGGGCAATTTTTTTACACGTTCGAAGATGCTCGGCGTGAAGGCGCTTCAGGAATACGTCAAGGTTTTCGCCGGTGAGGCGTTCGCCAAGCAAGTCAATAAGAAAAACGTATTCAACGCCGTAGGCGAGCAGGAGAACGAAGGCAAGGTCTCGTATTACGTCGCGCTTAAGGTTCCGGCGATGGGCAGAGCGCAGTAACGTAGGTCTTGAATGTTTTACGCAGGCGCGGACCGGGATGATTTCCGGTCCGTTTGTTTTTATGCGTTATCGGGTCTTTCATGACAAAAGTAAATAACAAAAGTGTTACCAAGTAAACGTACGAGTAAAAGTAGAAGGAAAAAAGACATGGCAGACACGCAGAACAAGATGCAGGTAAAGCCTGGCGATAAAGACGAAACGGTCCAGACAAAGGAAGAGCTGCTTGCAGCCCTTCAGCAGGATTTCGCGACAGCCGTATAGAAAGTCTATCTGAACAGCGTCGGGCGCGAATTCGCATTCGGCGAGATAACGGTATAGGATCAGAAGTCACTGACACGGATGATGCAGGCGAACAGGAACCGTAAGGATATCGTGTACGACGCCCAATGCGCGCTGATAAACAAGGCCGCGCTGGATCCGGACTTCGATATCTACCGGCTGTCGGACTTCGACCGTACAAAGCTAATGATCGCACTGTATCAGGAGAACGTATTCCAGAACGACGTCAAGTTCGTATGCGAGGAATGCGGCGAGGAGAATGCGTACCGCATGGATTTCTCTGAGACGCTCCGCAAGCTCGACCAGTACAGTCTCGAGAAGAAGACGTTCGAATACGAGAACCGGAATTTTAAGTACGAGTTCGAGCTCGAATATCCGTCCGTCCGTACGGTATCGAGGTTCCATGCCTCCTACTGCGCAAAGCACGGCAGCGTGCCCAAGAAGCAGGAGAAGGCCAATAACACGATGACCAATCTCGAGTATATCAATCTTTTTATAACGGCCGTGTCGGTGCACAGCAAGGCCGCCGGAACGGACCGCCACATCAGGCTTACGGACTATAAGATCTCCGACAGGGAGGATATCTTGGCCGCGTTTCCGCAGGATGTGCTTTATGCAGAGAATGGCGTACTCAAGTATATCGTTAACGAATACATTAAACCGGTCAACGACTGTTTCGACAAGCACGAATGCCTTAAATGCGGTGCGATCCACGAGAAGGAGGATTCGGACCAGGTACAGGGTTTTTTCTGATGTACGACCAGGTATGCCAGGTCCTGTATGGGTATATAATCCAGGCCGAAACGCTGTTTCTCAGGTATTATAAAGTAGACCCGTTTCAGATTATGAAAGGCATACCGCTGGTTGATCTTCAGGTATATGTCAAGTAGATCGAGAAGGCCGAGAAAAAGGAGCGCGATTCGTTCAAGAAGAAGGATCTCATGACAGCGCTCAGGCAGATCTGCGAGATATTGAACTATATGTTTTATAAGAAGACTTAAGATGATTGCGTACAGCGACAAGATAGACGCGTCGTTAGGAAAGCTCAAGACGGTGCTGGCCGAAGGGTCCAGCGACGTCAGGGGTTTTAAGTCGTCGTAGTCTGTCAAGTCGCAGGTCCAGACCAGGCGTCTGTCCGAAGAGGTCGTGCATGCGCTGCTTGAAGAGATCAGGCAGTTTATAATGCATATGACCAGCGCTTCGATCGACTAGGTCAGCGGCCGCATACAGGCTAAGCTTGACGGCCTCGGAGAATCCGGCATCATGTTTTCTGACAAGGCCGTCTAGAAGATAAAGGATGCCCTGGCCGAAATACCGGGCGCGTCTTCTTCAGTCGCGCAGCTGCTCAACAGTCTTGGAAAGGACAAACGCCTGGACGACCTTTCCGAGTTCTTTCGGTCCGATTTGCCGGAATCCGTATCCGCCGCCGAAGCCGAAAAGGATGCGGATGAAACCCCGGATTAGTTTTCTAAAGATATGCGCGAGAAGTTCGCCAAATATCTCGATGCGGCGTTGCCGAAATCGCAGTATTTCGGCGATTTCTTCGAAAAAATGTTTCATGCGATAACGGCAGAGTTGGACAAGGTCGGCGAGGCGTGGTCGGCGGTACGCTCCGTCAATCTCGATCTTGCCGACGCCAATATGAAGCTTTCGAAATCCATAGCTGAAATCGCCGCGTCAAATCTTAGTGTGGCTGCGTCCAATGCCGAGCTCGCCGCGTCTACCACAGCCCTTGCCGTGTCTACGATGTCCCAGGCCGCCGCCGCCGTGTCCGAAGCCGCATCCAACGTCGTCCTCGCCGCGTCGACTTTCGCATTGGCGTTGACGACTATAACCGCGACGGCATCAATTATAGTTGCGCTTTTTACAACGGCAGTCTCCGCCGTCGCCGTCGTCATATCGGGGGCGGCGTCACTTATAGTATCGCTTGTTGCGTCTACGCTGGCCGTAGTTTCTTCGATGCTCGGACTCGCCGCTTCTATTGTCGTTTCGACCGCGTCTGTCATATTGTCTGTAACAGCCGCCGCGGCCGCTGTTCTGGTTTCAATAGCGGTCAGCGCCGTAACAGCGACGGCGTCTATAGTTGTTTCTATAGCGGTCCTTCTGGCATCGACACTTGCTGTTACTGTGTCATTGCTGGCGACAGCGGTCATATCGGCGGTATCGGTCGCCGTCTTGGCCGTGGCGCTTATAGCTTCGGCCGTACTCGTGGCCATAGGACTTGCCGCCGTCGCCGTAGCTGTCGCGGCATCCGTTTTAGCTATATCTGTTTCTTCCGGACTGGCGCTTCTCATCGTCGCGGCGCAGCTGGCGCTGTCTATCGCTGTTTCAGCCGTCATATCGGCCGCCTCTGTTCTTGCGGCGGCTCTTGCCGTCGCCGTTTCAGCTGTCATAGTGTCTATCGGTATCGCGGCGATGGCCGTTGCAATCGCGGTTATGGCGGTGGCCGTCATCACCGTAGGCCTTGCTATAGCTTTTGCCGTAGCCATGATAGGCATGGCCGTCGCCGCAGGGGCGCTGGTTTTGCAGGTTGGGCTGGTTGCCGGCGTAGCGTTAGTGCTCGGCGGCGCTGGCCTTGTCGCGGCCGGAATAGTTGGAATGGCGGTCGTGGCGTCTGGCGCGTTTCTCGCGGCGTTCATTCTGTTTAACGGATTGATGGTTGCAAGCGTGCTCGGCGTGCTGGCCGGCATAACTACGGCGATTGTCGCTCTTTTTCTCATAGGGATGTTTCTTATTGGCGAGACTGTATAGGAAGTATGGGATTATCTTAATCCGTATTGGGAGAAGGCAAAGCAGTGGTGGACGTAGATTAAAGACTGGTGCGGGGAGCTTAAAGAATGGTGGGCGGAATCTTTTATGAAGAAAGTGCTCGACCAGGTTGACGAGTAGGGAGGTTGGTTAAACTGGTTGTCGTATATTTTGGATAAGGCCGTCGATGAGGTAGGAAAATGGTTCGCGGATACCGCTTTGTTCAAATGGATAGTCGACGCGATGGACTGGTGGGATAATTTTTCGATAAAGGAGATACTTGCCGGGTTTTGGAATAAGCTGAAAAACTGGATATTCGAGCAGTGGAATAGGTTTTGCGATTGGCTTGCCAGACAGTATATAGTTTATCCTACAGGGGCTGACGTACGCTATACCGGCGATCCAAGCGATAATGCATTTACGCGCGCTACGCATTTCTGGAGGTACCGGCCGTTTTTTGAATGGGACGAATGGCATCCGTTCGGCTTTCTCGTCGGGTGGAAGGCCGATATACCGCAGTACGAATCCGTTCAGGATCAGGCGCCAATGGACATGCAGTTAAACCTCGACCAGTCCAGGCAGGACGAGCTGCAGCAGTTCATAGACTAGACACAGGAGCAGTCAGTTTAGGATCTCGGCTAGGACATGCTTGTTAGCGGGGCCATTACAGACAATGCGAGGCGTCGGGATCTCATACAGCGGAAGCGTGAGGAACTCGCCGTGCGCAGGAACGTTTAGGTCGTACCTCAGGTCGTGGCGTACCCGGAGATTCCGATATTCGGTTCTGACGGTGGCGGAATCGGGATGTATCCTGGCTGCATCGGAAGCGCATACGGGAGGTAACGCATGAAAAGCGATATGCCCGCATATAAAGACGCGCCGGATTCGTCGATGCAGAAACTTAGGTCCATTCTTATGGACCGCGGGTCGTTGGACGGATTTTCAAGTAAAATAAAAGACGCTAAAACAGCGGCTTTGTCTGAGGAAATAGTCAATTTCATTCAGCTTCAGCTTGAAAACTACATAACCGACAACGCCTCGGAGACTGTCGACTAGGTCAGCGGCCGCATACAGGCCAAGCTGGACGGCCTCGGAGAATCTGGCGTAAATATTTCAGACGACGCGATACAGAAGATAAAGGACGCTTTTACCGGAGACGGCGGAGCTGACGAACATGATTTAGACATTGCGCAGAGAATAGTCGAGATACTTAACGGCATAGGTTCTAAAATCTAGCTGTTTAAGAAGTTTTTATCGGGAGACAAGCTGTCAGGGCCATCGGAAGGACTAGACGAATCGGAAAAGCGGGATCTTCCAGACTAGAAGCTTTTTACGAAGTTTCTAGACGAAGTTATGCCGGACGTCACGTTTTTCGACGATAAGCTCGGCGAACTCCAGAAATATCTTTCTTTAAAAAGCGCTGTTTTCCAGAATATGGGAATCGGGCTTGCGGCGTCTTCCGCCGTATTGGCCGTGGCGAATATCGCGCTTGCCGCTTCGAACATAGCGCTTGCCGCTTCGAATTACCAGATTTCGGCGTCTAATTCCGCAATGGCCGTCGCGAATATCCAGCTCGCCGCCGCCAATATGGCGCTTGCCGGATCGAAACTTGTCCTTTCGGCGTCGAATATTGCGCTTTCGACCGCCCGTGTCGCATTGCTCGTATCCATTACTACATTCATGGCGGGCGTTCTTATGTCCGTCATGGCGTCCGGCGGCGCGTTTATAGCCGGTTTGACGGCGGCCGTAGCAATTGCAGCAGGCGCCTTGTTCGCGGCTTCGGCATCTGTATCGGCTTCGATAGTAGGCCTTGCCGTGATTGTATTCGGCGCGGCCGCATCCGTAGTAGGCGCCGTATTTACAGCTGCGTCGTTTGCGGCGGCAGGGCTTATCGCGGCCGTATCAGCCGTCACGCTCGCATCGCTTTCCGCGGCCGGATCTATTTTCGCGTTGTCGGCCGCCATCGTTTCGGCCATTGTTTCAGCCGGCGTTTCGATAGCTGTGTCGATGCTTTCCGCCGCCGCGTCGATAATTACGTCGGCGTCATTGGTTGTGTCCGGAATGGCGTTGGTCGTTATATCGCTTGCGGCGGCTGCGGCTTCTTTTATAGTCGGCGTCGCGGCCGGCGCGATGGGAGCGGCCGCGGTAGTTGGAATATCGATAGTGTCCGCCGCCGCGTCACTTGCGGCGGCTGTCGTATTAGGTGTTTCCGCCGTGATTCTCGGAGCCGGTTTGCTTGCCGTGTCCATGCTTGCCGGCGCGCTTGCCATATCCGGTACGGCATTGGCTATATTGGTATCCGGCGGCGTAGTTCTTATAGCTTCGGCGGCGGCAGCCGGCGCCATAGCCCTGGCATTAGCAGGTATGGCCGCCGCCATAGTAATCGCGACGGCCTTTACCGGTGCGGCTGTTATTATAGCCGCGGCCGGACTTTTCGCCGCTTCATTGGCGCTTGCCGTCGCCGGGATAACATTAGCCATTACTGCCGTCGCCTTGTCTGTCACCACGGCATTGGCAGCGTTTACCGCAGCGTTTACAGTGCTTCTTATATTAATTGTCGCCATTCCGCTAGCGATAGTATGGGGAATAAAATGGGCGTTCGATAAGATAAAGGAGAACATAGGCGCTGTCGACGCGGCGTCGACAAAAGCCGACGCCTCCATGTCCGGCATAGATGGCTGGATGGACATGTTCCGCAAGAACGAAAACGGTGAGCGACGCGGATTTTGTGAGATCTTAGGAGAAAGCCTGCTCGGGCTGGCGAAGACGATATCGAAGTGGGCGATGGACTGGCCTGTATGGAAATGGGTCGGTAAGGCCTACGGCTGGATAAAGACCATGGCCGGACGGATCGCCGCGGCTATAGCGTCTTATATCGTAGACGTAAAGAACGCCTTCGTCGAATGGTGGAACAGCCTTGTAGACGGCATGGTGGACGCCGGCAAGTTTTCGATACTTGGAAAAGATTTCGATCTGTTTTCAGGCGCGGCCGGTATGAAGATGAGCATAGAAGCCGCGCCGCCCCCTCCGCCTGTAGGCGAACCGCAGGTCGACCAGGTCTAGATGCCGGAAGACGGTCCGGCGCAGGTCGAAGAAATGATACGCAGCCGCGACGAGGACGTCAGGGAAAACGTCCAGCAGTACAGGGACAGGACAGCCGCGGCGCAGGATAAGGAAAACGCGAACAAGATGAAGGACATCGCGGCGTCCGGCATCGAGCTTGACAAAGAGCTAGACGCGCTTTTGGAAGAAGCGACCAGGCCGGCGGACGTAAGCACGCCAGTAGTGCCTGTTCGGACATCTGGCGCCGGCAAGCCGCTGGAACAGCAGGAAAGCTGATGAACATTTAAGGAGATACAGACATGCCAATGGATTTAAGCCAGTCGTTTTTGATTCGCGGCAATATACGGCAGCAGTACCTGCCGTTTGTGTTGAAACCCGGAAGCAATATAAACGCGAACGTCACGGACGACCACGAGATAACCGACGGGCCGCAGTTCTTTTCATTCAGAAACAAGAAAGCCGACGACTACAAGGCTGGTTTCGGAAGGCTGAACATATGTCCGTCCGTATTTTCTTCGCCGGAATTCGGGCTTTATTTCAATAAAGACATGTCCAACAAGCTTTTGTTCGACTTCGAATCCGACAAGAAGATCACTATCGACAGTTTTTTCAACCATCTTCCGAGCGTATAGATCCGCGAATTCCAGGTCGACGCGAAGCTTGATAATTTTATAAATATGTTTTTCGAGCTTTTTCAGAGCGGCAAAGGCCTGTTCAAAGAGTTTAAACTGTCGGACATGCTCGGCGGCATGTCTGGCGGCATGGGCAGCAGCGCGGCCCGCGACAGGTGGATAGACATGTTCAAAGAGGTTATGACAACTGTTTGGGATTTCGCGCTGGGACAAAGGCGGTATGCGGCTGGACCAAGCTTCATGCAGGACAGCGACGGCAGTTCTAGATGGGTAGACAAGGTTTTGAAGGCCGATTTTATCGTTTCATCTTCGGCTTTGAAAGGCGCCCTCGCCGGCATGGCGGCCGGCGGTCCGGCCGGGGCTACTGTCGCCGCCGCCTCGCTGGCGGCCAACTGCATAGACCTCGATACGTATATCAAGGATTTTCCGTATATGATGTACTACAGGCTTCTATCCTGCACTTCGTTGAACATATACGAGATTCCATGCGTAAGCGAACAGCTATGGCAGACAGACGGCTCTACCGGCTGGGATATAGAAGCCTTTAGACTGACGGACATGATATCGGGCGGAGACAGAAAGAACGGAGGCAGCATGGTAACCAAGGTGCTTGACATGGTTACAGGCGGTCTTCGAGATGTTATAAAGCGCGCCCAGGTAAACTATATGCCGAAATGGGATCCTTCCGGCAACGGTATGCAGGATGGACTGGTTGTGACTTTTGACCTTTTCAATGATACGGCCGAAGCCGCCATGAAGAATTTCATTTTCGTTAATACGATCATTCCCAACAACATGTGGATGCAGTACGGTATGCTGAAGCATTCGCCATGCGTATATGATGTCAAGATAGAAGGCGTAAAACGCCTTTTCATGTGCGCCGCCGATTTCAAGGTAAAGGCCGGAGGATTGATGCGTACCCCGCCTTCTAGTTGGATTCAGGAATTATGTAATAAGCATGCTAACAACGGAGGAGATGACGGAAAGTCGGCCGGAAACTGGTCTCCCGACGCGTTGATTGAGAGCATTCGCGCCGGCAATCTGATAAAGCTGCCGGATGTCTATACAGTAGAAATGACGTTCAAGTCTCTGCTGCCTGTGAACTTCAACAATTTTCTATACGATTTCAGCAGGAACGGCAGTATGCAGACGTATGCGAACAAGGACGCGCATATTTCTAACGCCGTCGGCGAGATCCTCAAGGGGATTTAGACGGACCTCGGCAAGGAAATCCAGGCCGTCATTGAAGAAGGCAATAACGATATAAAGTACATCCGCTCCGTTTAGAAAGATGAAGGCTGAAACAGATGAAAAAGAAGGACATATATGATAACGTTCCGGATTACTGGAAGGCGACCGACCTTGAGAACTTGTTCGACATAAACCCTGACAGTCTTGGAAGATACGGGTTTAACCTTAACGAGAACCTCTATCTCGACGTGCCGGACAGGGTGATGGGGACATACATTTGCCAGTATGCGGAAATGCACTGGCCACTGATATCTTACGTATTATACGGATCCACCCGTTTCGCATGGCTGCTCATGAAGCTTAACAACGTAAAGGCCGAAGACATATTCATGCCGAAGCGCGCGTCTGAGACCGTAAAGTATATCAGCAAGGAACTGCTTCCGCAGATCGTAAAGACGATAAACGGGTACGAATGATATGCGCGACTATTCACCAGCCATATTCATGGACGCCGCGGACCAGCGCTATCAGCTGCTGGCGACGTTTACGCCCGCCGGAGGGCAGACCATCATGTTGGACATAGCGCAGCTCCAGCAGTTCGACTATCAGACTTCGTTCAACGATCTTATAGTAAGGGGTTCGCTTGTATATACAGATGCCGGCGGCATGCTCGATAGCGCCTTGTACCAGCCGGGCGGAATCCTGAAGGTGATTTTTTCGAGGATGGAAGTTGAGCATGACGGCGAGATAGAGATAATATCGGAGTTCGAGGGTGGGAAACTCGATGCGGAGTTCTTAGTCGAGAGCGTGGGCATACTCGAACGCCAGTATCAGGTCATCACGTATAAAATCCAGTTTACAAGCCTTAATATAGTGGACTGCCTTAAGACTGTGGACTATACTAACTATGACAAAGGTCCGGAGCCCGTTCTTACGATATTGAAAAACATAGCGTCCGGACGCGCCGGCGTCGCTATCGACGAGGAGTCGTTCAACGCGGTAGTTCAGCAGCCGGCCATGAAATATATAACGAACGGTAATGACAACCTGTTCACGGCGTCTAAGTTCCTTCTCGATAAGCTATATTACGGGTATCCGCGAGCGAAGTCCATGGTATTCGTGTTTTGGAACGAAATCAAGAAGAGGCTTCAGCTTTTCGACGTGGCGAACAGAAAGACCATAACAGGCCAGTCGGGACTGCAGCTGTCGATGTTCGCAGGCCGCGGCGAGGCGATGGCTGGCGGCGTTTAGAATGAACTGGGCTCGGTGACTAAGTTTCCCACCAGCGCCGTCATAGGCGTAGGCTATGATAGGAAGATCGCCCTGTTCGATTATGACAGGAATTAGTTCAGATACGACAACATTCCGCCGGATAATGCGTACCAGTATATGAACGAGCGGTTCAGTACAGACGAAAGTCTTGAAAATAAGTATAGGAATGACTTTCTGAAACAGCAGAACAGCTATATCGTAAGGGGATCGTATTGGAACAACGACTTCCATTTTTATGGTACGTTCGTCGACACGTTCATGAATAGCGGCGCGCTTATGGTCAAGGCGTGCGGGTGTATTACGCGTATTCCGGGCAGCGCCGTCGCCATTATTGTCGATCGCGGACAGGAGGATATGATGGCCGACGATCCGAAACAGTATGAGGACATCCAGCGCAGGTATAAAGGACTTGAAGGCATGTGGTTTGTCGCGAAGTCGCACCATTATATTAAGCCCCATGCGCAGAAGACGGAAAGATACAGGCAGACGTTGACGCTTGTCCGCAATTTCAATTATCCGCATGAGTCTTGACATTTTGCGCAGAAGTAAATAGAAATGGGAGTTTACAGGCAGGATATGTTTATAATGAACGACAGATACGGCCGGAAACGGATGGTGACAGAGGCAGACGAGATCAAGGCTGTGTGCGAGCTGCACGGCGGGAATCTGTTTGTCAGGTTGCATTTCAAGGCGCTGGAGAAAGTTCCGGATAAGTATCAGCTTATCAATACCATCGTCACGTCGGCGAAGGAATCCGACGCGAAGTTTGCGGGCGCAGGAAAGCATCTTATAGCGTTCAGGCTTAACACAGAGACGACTGAGGACGATGAAGACTATTTGAGCAGGCAGATTTCGCACAAGTACATAAAACAGTATGTCGGCGAGATGTTTGGGCAAGACGTCGCGAATAAGATACGTGAAGACGACATAAAAGTCGTAATGGCGAACGGCGAACTCGGCGACGAAGAGACGCTCAGGAAATGGGATGAGCAGCAGAAGGCGAAGAAAGAGGACATGGATAAAGATGTCATAAGCGAGTCCATGCCTTCTTTCGGCAGGTTTTTCATTGAAGAAGAAGGCGTCGCGAGTAGGGAAGAAGACGATGAGGATTCCGGAGGGGATGAAACCGGAAGCGATGCCGGCGGGGAAGAAGATGACAAGGATTTCGGAGGGGATGAAACCGGAAGCGATGCCGGCAGGGAAAAAGACAACAAGGATAAGGCCGGTGACGAAGACGACGAGGACGAGGCCGGTGACGAAGTTCCGCCTCCGCAGACGTTCTATATCGCCTACGAGATAAAAGGCAAAGATATGCCGGAAAGCGATCATACCAGTCCTCAGAACATATAGAAGTTGGCCGGAGAAAGTCCGGCCGGCGATCTGATACTTCCAGGCAGCAGGCACAACATCGGCATAGAGTTTTTGCGCGGAGGGTCTACAGTCGACACGTTGGATCTTAAAAAGCTGGTCAAGGATACCATAGGCAATATCGACAGCGAAGAGCTCGACATTGAAATAGGGAAGATATTCAATAAGAATTTTCCAGAGGTTAAGACGCTTGAACGGGGCATACGCGACAAGAGGACGCTTATCGACGAACTTAAGACAATGCGGTTTTAGGAGGACGACGAGTATTTTAGGAACGCGCTTAAATAGATAAACAAATCCGATTACAGTTTTTATATCCAGTTGAAGGACAATCCGGCTAAACCATATATATAGAAGAAGCAAGTTCGCGATATGGTTAACGCCGCGCTTAAGCAGATGGGCGGACGCTGGCTGCGCAGACGCCAGAAAAATTTGAAAGGCGGAGTACTGCGCAAATTAAATCCTTTTGCGACAGGCATAAGCGAGAAAAACATAATCGAGCTGCATTCCACTACGAAGATAGGCGCCAATACAAAAGCCGATAGAGACGCCGTATTCCGCGCGGTGCCCGAGCCGGAAGAGATTAAGAACATAATAGACGGTAAAAAACAGGAATACGAACGTAATCGGAAAAAGCCGTTTGACGCGCCTGGCATTTGGACGGCCGTGGCAAAACGGTTTAAATCGCTTCGTGACAAGAATTCGAAGTATGACGACCATACCGTCAGGAAAATTATTGAGGTATGGACTAAGTTTTCGGCTAGTCATAACGATAGTTCTGACGGTGTTACATATGACGATTTCAAGGATTTTTATGAAAAATATAAAAAGCTGTATAAGGAGCTTGGAATAAAAAACATGCTCGACGAAAGCTTTTTGTCGGAGCGCGGCCTGATGCGCGATATGTTTGGATTTCTATATGAAGGCGACGAGGAGGACGAGACAGAGGAATACGACGGTTCTAAAGGTTCCGATGACGAAGATCAGCCTAATTTCGAGGTCAAAGTCTTCGTGCTTCCGCTGCCGCATCTTAGTAAGGCGTTTTCAAGGGACAGTTACTGATATCGGAGAGTTTTATGGCTGGACTTGATGCAGACAATTTGTTTACAATAGACGCGGCCCATATTATAGCCAAACTCCACAAGGGCGGATGCGAGCGCCATCCGGACATGCTTTTTTTTAATTCAGGCGTGCTGAATGACAAAAACGGCGCGAAGCCTGCTGACGTCGAGAAGACTGATATGGGGTTTTAGTTCGGTTTGAAGCGGTATGAGCTAGGCGTTGTCGCGAAAAGGGAAATCGAGTGTAGATTCAAGTATTCCGCAAAGGACATTCGCGAAAAAATGAGCGAAGGCGCGGACAAGAAAGACGAGAAGGCGAAGATAACCGACAATCCTGACGAGAAGAAATTGGATGAGTCCAGATTTCCGTCTTTTCTGTCATTCGTATACGAGGATGACGTAAAGAACGAAGAGAAAAACGACGGAAAGAAAGATGGGGTTGCGGTTATAGATCCGCTTTCGGAACCGCCCGGCGCCGGCGACGAAGTGAAGAAGATGGTAAAAGAGAATCAGGAAAAGCTGGAAAAGACGCTTGAGATGGCCGTAAAGAATTCGGTTTAGTATCTTCAGGATTATATGAAGGCTTTCGCAGGCAAAGACCAGGCCGGGAAAATCAACGAGAAAGCCGTGCAGCGCGTATATCTTCAGGCAGACGCCGATCCCGAGAAGTTCGAGTATAAAGACGGTACCATACAGGGCCTGTCGGACGAAGATCGAAAAAAAGCCTGGGCGTAGGAACTCAGAAAAAACCCCGATGCCGGCGCGTATACGATAAGGAACCTTTGCTGCAAAATAGCGTATACATTGAATATGGAGGGCTGACATGGCTAATACCGTGCTTACCATAGCGGGCGGCGAGGAGGCGGCCGGCTACGACGTCGAAGTGTATCTTGATATCGACGCGAAGGCCAAAGAAGATCTGTCGATAGCGCCGTCGAAATGCCTTGTCGGAGATATGATAGACATGGCGGTTCCCGCACTGTCGGCATTCGCGCTTTCAGGTTATGCGAAGAACGAGCATGACGAAGAAATAGAAGTGGGTACAGACACTACGGCGCTGGAATGGCTTAATTTTCCTGAGATATCCGGAGCCGTATACGACCAGGCTTTGCTTGATTTCGACCGAAATTCGGCCTACGCGAGGATAGATGGGCTTATGCGGATTTTATCGGCTGGTCCTGATCAATGGATGAAAAGCGAAAACACAGGCTCTTCTATTACGACCGACACCATTACGGGAATAAGCGCGGTCTTCGAGAACGCGATGGAACATACATTTGCCGGAATAGACGTCGCGACGCAGCCGTGGCGGCACCGCGTCCAGAAGCTTGTAAACGTCAACGCCGTGCGGAACAGCATTAAGCAGATTTTTACATGGACGCCGGGCGAGCGCGTGATAAATCCGGAGTTCGGGTCAAGATTGCGCAAATACCTATACGAGCAGATAACGGATGAAAACCAGGAGAAGATTGTAGCAGAAATAAAAGCGTGCGTCCTGCAATGGGAACCGCGCGTCGTCGTCAACCGCGTCGTAAATGCCACTTCAGTCGACGACGTCGAAAACAATACGGTCAAGCTCGACATCTACTACGCGATCAAAGGCCTTGATGGCTAGCAGTTCATGTACCAGTACGAATACAGTCGCGCTAAGAGCAGCTATATTTGATTTATTACATGCATGGAGTGTAAAATATAATTATGAAAAATTCTGACAATGTAAATGGAGACGCCTCGAAATTCGTCGATAACGTCGTAAAAGGCAACAATGTTAATGCAAACGATCTGCTTGAGAAGATCGTCAGGCGCAAGGTGGAGAAACGGATAAGAAAAGTCCTTATGGCGGCCAAATCTAAATGATCGAGGAATTCTAGAGCGGAAATAAGCTTACCGGTCTTTATCGCGGTGAAGTCCTCATGCATCTTCCGGCCGGCAAGCTGAAGGTGTTCATACCGGGGGTCTATCCGGAGGAATTGGGAGCTTAGCCGGAAAAGCTGCCGGACGCGGAGATGTCTGTGCCGCTTTTCGCCGGGAACAATATGGGGAGCGGCGTGTTCAGCTATCCGAACGTCGGCGCCATTGTATTATGCCAGTTTCTGAACGGAGACCAGAACTATCCGGTAGTCGTTGGCGCCACATAGGGCGCATCGATGGCGAAAAGCAAATATAGCGAAATCGCGGACGAGCTTCGCGGTGACAGCGGAGAGACACCGTCATGCATACATATGATACAGGTTGGAAAGACGAAGGTAAAGCTGTACGAAGGCGGGCATCTTGAAGCGTTCGTCGCCGGCGAAGACAAGAGCAGTACCGTGACCCTAGACAGGGACGGTAACGTATTCATTACGTGCGGCGGAACCGTCTAGATAAAGTCTGAGAACGTTAAGTTCATGACGCGCAACAGGTTCGAAGTCAACGCCGGCGACATAACGTTATATGCGTCGGGGTAGAATGTATTGCAAGGCGGATTTGTTACAGTCAACGCGACGAAAGGATATGCGCTTGTAAAAAGCCAGGCCCATCCGTGCGGAAAGATGATTTGATATGGCCGAAATAAAAGAAGACGCGCAGTTGGACAAGCTGTAGCAGGCTAAAAAGCAGTTGGAAGATCTTGAACGGCAGAAGAAGGATTTGGAAAAGACGAAGGAACAGATCCAGCAGTCCTAGCTGTCCGGTGTCGATCGAGAAACACGGCTTAGTGCAGATAGGCTCAGCGTCGGGCTTTCTGTAGACTGCCACGTGCTTTAGCTGTAGGAAGCGGATCTCAAGTAGAAGATAGCGAAAGGCATATCAGACGCCGCGGCCGAAGCGAACAAGCAGTTCAACGAAGGCTTGTCCGCGATGTTGCAGCCTATTTATGACGTAATATAGAGTTTTAAGTCTGTTCCGGACAAACTTCGCAGTCTTGTCGACATATAGGGCGCCGCCGCCGGAATATATGGCATGATGCCGCCAGTCGGCGTTTAGTCTACGATGCTCAGCGCCGGCGCAACGTCATCCGAAGTTCCCATAACGCTTGACGACTATTATGCCGACCCGCAGCGGTATGGCAATCTAATGGCCATAGAGTTTCAGAAAAACGGGTTGACAGAAGACGATTGCCTTAGTTCCGGCTATACGAAAGTCAAGTGGGAATTATCAGAAGAACAGGTTACGCCGCCGGCCAGAGACGCGTCTGAATCTTTTTAGTCGGTGCAGAATAGGGATATCGTCGCCAAGTAGATGGAAAAGCTTGTAAACACGACGATCAAAACTACATGGCAGGTGGCGCAGCCTCCGATAAACGTGATAGCCGGAATAGCGAACATAGGGCCTATTCCAGGAATGATACAGTCCGTAGTAGACACCATAGACGGGATAGTCAAGATAGCGTCTAAATCCATTTCAGAAGAAAAGCTGGATGAAATGCTGGCCTAGAAGAAGTTAGCGCAGGAGAAGGCCATAGCCGAGACCGAAAAGGCCAAGATGCCGGACTCCGGCGCGGCCGACGGCGAGGAAAGCCGTATACAGAAGGCGCTTGCATCGGCGGAAAACGCTATTTCATAGGCGTATGACGGCGCGTCAGCCGGCATAAAGGAATCTTTTGCGAATTTTCAGACGCCTTCGATGCCTGACGACATAAAGGAGACGATCGAAGATTTCAAAGACGCCATTTCGATGGTAAAGGACAATATAATGAACATTTATACTGTCGTCCTTCTGAAGATGATGGGCGCGGTATTTAAGTGTTTCAATCAGATACTCGGGGTAATAGGCGTTCCATCAATACCGGATCCGCTTGGAAAAATACCTTAGGTTGTAGCCGATTCGCAGAAGGTCATGGAATTCATAATGGGACTTCCGGTATCTCTCGTGCAATGTCTTACCGCTATAATAAAGCGTAAGATAAAGGCCGTGATGATAGCTTAGATGCCGGCGCCTCCGCTTCCGCTTCCTGAAAAGACACCTGTTCCGCCGACTTCGAAAGACGTGGTAAGGCCGGAAACCGACTGGGACGATGTTAAAGCGGTATTGACGGACAAGTACAAATTTTCAGGCGCCGACGCCGATGAAATAATACTCAAACTGCAGGCGTTCTATGACGGGTCCGGTGAAGATGCGATAACGGTAGTGGGCCAGCGGCAGCCTGAGCGTAAAATAGACGGCGTTACGGTATTCGACAGTCTGCCAATATACGAGTTTAGATCCAGGTATAAGATGACGCCTCTATACTGTAAAAATACGTGGATTGAAAACTTTATTGAAACACATGAAGATTTGACAAATGACGCCGTTTACTATTATCTGAACCCACCGGTCAAATGCAGCGAATTCGACGAGATGAATACGTTGTTTTTCACGATGGACAAGAATTAGAAGACTACGCCGGTTGAGTTTCCAGACAACGCGTGGACGGTGTTGAAGTCGTACAGTTCAAGCCCAGGCAAGTCTTGATCCGGCTATCTTGTTTTTATACACGATGAAGGCGTCCAGCTGCTGGACGCCTTTTGTTTTTAGCGTTAAAAGTAAATAGTTTAAACGTAAGCGTAGAGAGTGGCTGACATGGCAGACAGTAATATAGATTTTCTTAGGTTTTCGGCTTATTCGATGAAGGATCTGATCACGCGCAAACTTGCGGAGGACAGCAAGTTTACGGACCAGGTCTATGAAGGTTCGAACCTTGCTATTCTTATAGACATCGTATCCTACATGTACCAGTGCCTTGCATACCAGCTGAATAACGCGGCGGCGGAGTCGATGTTCGCGGATACGCGGCTGTACGATAACATGGTCAGACTTGTAAAGTTCATAGGATACAATCCGCGCGGCTGCATTCCCACGCAGATGGAATGCTCCCTGACGTTCAACGGCCCGCAGGATGTTATACGCAGTTGCAAGCTTCCGCTGTTTACGTATTTCGAGACGCAGAAGACCGGGAAAGACGGCCGCAGGTTGAGGTTTTCGACAGACGAGACGCTTCCGCTGGAATCCGATAGTGCCGCCGGCGGTGTCAAGGCGTCTTTCTATAATGGCCAATGGAAGCCGTATTCCATTGTATATACGGCGTCTGGTATTGAAAACGAGACATTTACGCTGAATGGCATCAGATCTGATTCTGATTCCGGCCAATACGCGTCCGGCGATCATATAAAGATAATAATCGCTACGAGGTATGCGGATGACGGAACAGCGGTGGCAGACAGAGACGGCGAAGATATATACCGGTATGACACGACTTGGATAAACGACAGCGACGGTATATTTACAAGGTCCAACAGGGACAATCCGAATTACGACACCGAGACTGAAGACAATCCCAGTACCAATTTCTATAGCCCTCAGGATAAGATATATACAGTCTATCTGAACGAAGACAAGACTTACGAAGTGAAATTCGGCAACGGCATTACCGGGCGCAAGCTAATGCCCGGCGACAGGATATACGTGTTCTATCTTGATTCGGACGGGCAGCTCGGCGAAGTAGACTTGTCAGAGATAGATTTTTCCGCCGCGGTCTTGAAGCATGACTATGCGCAGTGGAGCGGTTCGGCTGTTCCGGCGAAGCTGTGCGACATACTCTTCGACGACGAATCCTGCAGGAAGATATTCGAAGACCGCGAAGAAGACGGCGGGACGGTTCAGGCTTTGAATAAAAGCGCGGTAATAGAGCCGGTTTCGACCGTTACGACGAAGTTCAGGCAGGAAGAGAGTATTGAAACCATTCGCGACAACGCGCCTGGATGGTTTAAGACCGGAAACAGGCTTATAACCGCGCGCGATACGGAATACTACATCAAGGCCAATGGGCATAAACTCGGTCTAGACGGCATAGTCGACGTCAAATGCATGAACAATATGCAGTATGTCGCCACGTTTTACAAATGGCTTTATGAGAACGGCATAAAAAGCAAAGACGAGCCGTCGAGGGCGTCGGAGCGCGTTTCCGGCGTCGATCCCGGAAGGTATTATCTCGACAATGTGACGTTCAACCGCGCCAATTTCAAATATGTGGACCCGGCCGACGCCAACAATACATATCTCTGGATAAAGACGGAATCATCGGTGCAGGACCAGCAGGTCGTGCGCAAACAGGAAAGCATAAACAGGCGGCTTTACCATCTTAAGACGATAACCACAGAATACCAGATCGTAAAGCCGGTAGAGGTGAAGTTCGCTATCTGCGCCAATCCTGACCTCGACGACATAAAGGCGAGGTATTTTAAGGAGACGGACGTATATTTTGACAGCGGGTGCGAATCCTATATCGAGATAACGCTGGACGACAATATCATATATGTCAGTAGCAGCATACAGAAGCTGGTATATGACGAGATAATAAAGGCGTTCAATGTCAATTCGCAGCGTCTTGGAGGCGTGGTCAATTTCCAGGATATAGTTAACAATATATACGCAATAAACGGCGTACAGCGCGTTAGGACGGTGTATATTAACGGAAGCTATTCCTATGCATACGATGGCGTTTCATTCGCCTCATGGAGCGAGCCGTCAGTGCTGCATTTCCATGAAGATCTCCAGATAGGCAATGTGATGAGGCATGTTGAGGAATTCCAGTTCCCGGTGCTCGAAGAGGCAAACCTGTTCAACAGGATAAAGATTATAACAAAGGCGCTGCATCAGGTGCACGCGATCAAGTTTTAAGGGTTTATTCTGAATGTCAGACATACTTGAAATTGCCAGGTTCGACGCCGGCGTCCAGACTCCAGACGGGCACGAGCAGTTTTCGTTCGTCAATACTGCAGGAAGCCTGATCGGGAATCGCGAATACAAAGAGGGTTTCGACAAGTTCAAGTCCGGATGCCCGTGCGACAACGCGTATATTTGGAGGGCGCTTTCCGCCGTAGGAGACTAGACAGGCCTGGTTCTTTACGAGAACATCAAGAACTATATCGATTACGTCTGCAATATCGACGTATGCAAAGTTCAGTCGCTCCGGTCGATGGTCAAGATGTACGGGTTGGAATACAAGGTGTTCGAGAGGCTTGATCTCCTGCCGCCGGAAATACTCGACCTGCTTAATATATTTTCTATCAATAAGAAGTATATTCTGTACGGAAATACCGTGCTTGAAGACTTCAGGGCCGCGCTTTCGGCTGAAGGCGTCGAGGCCATATATAATTATTACGAGGGGATGCAGGATAATCCGCCGGATGCGGACGCCGGTTTGTCTTCGACCGTGATAAGCTCGGTCATAGACGTTCAATACCCCGTCGGCGGAAACTACTATGATTTTGTCGTTAATGCGTTTGAAAGCGTAATAAGCGGGTTTCTAAGCCTTTCATACAGCGACGGAGGCCGTCCGATCTATATGTATGACGGCGACGACGGCGTATATGAGGATCTTGCCAACAGGCGTTCCAGGTATATGGAGCAGTTCAAGCCGAGTGACGACGTATATTCTCCGTATATGCGCCGTCGGTATAAGATGCTGAACGGCGTTCCGCTGCAGTTCGATGAATCCGCCGCGCTTGACCGCATAGAGGCCGGTCTCGAGCGGGAGTCGATATATTCGGGTCCGAAGGCGGAACTTATCCAGTTGGAACGCCAATACAGGGCAAGGCAGATCGGGCAGGACAGGACGGGACGGTATGCGTTTTACAAGAAACGCCGCGTGCTGGAGTATGCGAATTTCGTCGTAGACAAGTATTATAGCGACAATAAGAATGAAGATTTCCAGGTCTACTAGTACGACAAGAACTATTTCATCGTGCCGGAGGTCGGAAAAGACGATGGCCAGGAAAGCCCCGACATCATGTACAGGAGCGTAGGCGTCAACATATTCGAAAACGGCGACGTCGGCGAGCATGACAAGCTTAACGAATCTATGATACGCGCTGTTGCCGTGTCATTGGCCGATACGGCGTTCTATATCGCCGGCATCAGGGAGAAGCTGAAGCTGCAGACCAGGAAGAATTACATGAAGGGGACGTACGATCTCATGCTGTACGTCATCAATGAGTTTCTGGTCGATTATTCCAGGCTTAATCCGATGTTTAGAAGCCAGGATCTTGCCGCAAGCGACGCATCGGGAAAGACGTATTCTGTCGGGCAGATACTCGGCTCTGTATTTGCGGATTTGTCATCGCATGACATAAACAGCCTTACGGCCATAGAATACTTTGATTCGACGGAATACTATAACATCAGGACGAACACCGACGGCCGGTCGAATTTGAAAGGAACCAATGGCAGGTTCTGGGAGAATCCGGGCGGCGAGCAGCTGACGCTGCATGACGGCGTCGACCCGGATTTCGACGCGAAGTCTATAACGTCATTTTATATGGACACGCTCGGAATCCGAGACAACTACATAAGCGACGAAAATTCGCTTTGCGCGTTTCTCGATGCGGTATTCAGTCTAGGCGCGGTCGATTCGTTCGTACATAAGGTATATGCAGACAAAGACGGCGCGCCGATTTCGTCCGGACAGGATCTTTTCGGTGCCCAAGTCGAAAAATACGGCCGGTATTCCGATGATCTGTACAGAGACTACCAGAATCTCAACCGGGTGTGGGCGCTGTTTACGTCGTATCTGTCCGGAGAGAGCTATGACTACCAGGTGTCAGACTGCGTATCGGCGCAGGCGTTAAGCGTTGCCGGACATATAAGGCAGAACCTGCTCGACGCCGGACTGTCTTCTGTCTCGTCAGTATACGACCGGTATATAGACAGAGTAGACCAGCTTAGCCTGCTCGTAGATCAAGGCGTAGACGCGTATAACAGCCTTATATCAGGTGAATATTCATTTTATTTCCAGCGTGCGGACGGATATAAGTATTGCTTCGAAGACCAGGATATGGAGGATCCGTCGAAGTACAAGCACGAATACTATGTAGGCAGCAGCTGGGACGCCGGGCTCGAGTACTGGTACGACATGCTGCAGCGTGTAGGGGAATACGCGGCCGGCGAAGATGAGACAAGAGGCGGGGCTTATATTACGAACTGGCCTATACGCGATACGGTCGAGTATTTCTATGCCAAATTTTCGCAGTTAAGTTAGGACTACGTCGGAATGACCAATGGCCTTCCGGCTCCCGATATCGGCATCGGCCAGCAGAACGCGCACAATTGGTATAATGAATATGGTTTCGTCGACATTAGCGCTGTATCCATTGAGAGCGAGCTGAAATACGGCTACGATTTTATGAATTCGCAGATCGCCGCCCGCAAGCAGTTCATACTCGATCTGTTGAACGGCCTGAAGTCACAGGCCATAAATCTTCAGAATCTCAGCCAGAGCGTGAAAAATTCGCTCGAAGCGACGTTGGCGTCTTACGACGATAACCGCGAGGACAACTATCTCGGCTGCACTAAAGTCTACTGCGTCTCGTTGAATGAGGAGGGACCCGGCGGCGCGGCGAGGGTGAAGAACAAAGCTCTGGCCAAAGATCATGAATGGATTGTCAAGCAGCAAGTCGGACCCGATGTATTCTACTATTACGACAAATCCAGCGGTAATTTCAGTTTCACGGTCAATACGCCGAATCCCGTCTATAATTCGGATGAAGGCATACTGCAGAGATGCCGCGCGATAAAGGCGTATATGAATACACCTACGTCGTATTTTCACGGTACGACGACCGTCAATTACGACATGCGCGACGAAGGCGTCTACGCCGCGATAGAGCAGATTGAAAAAGATTGGGTGGCGCTTGAGAGTTCAGTCGAAGGCCTTGTGAATCAAATTAAGAAACTCGGCTATGACTTTACGCCTTCCAGCGATGTCGATGCGACCATAACGAATCTCATAGAGTTCATAAATTCGAACATCGACGAAAGCGCCATAGAAAAGGATTCGAAGATAACGGCGTACAGGCTGTTCCTCCAGGCCGTAGTAAAGCTAAGCGCGCAGTATTTGCCTGTGAAGTATGAATACGATTCCATCTACAAGGATCAAAAGCAGCGTTCATATCTTTCGGAGTTCCAGCCTGATCCCGACATGTCGCTCGCCGCGCTCGACAGATTAAGCTCTTACAGCGTGGAGAAAGACGCCGCCAACAAGGCCGCCATACTGTAGAGCATCGGGCAGATGAAGCAAAAATACCAGGACGCGGTCTCCGCGTACTAGGATGCGGCAGAAGATCTTTCGAAGGAATACGTTCTTCCGGATGGGTTTTAGCCATATTCCGGATACGTCGAAGAAATGGTGGGGTCGATGCGCGCGGCGCTCGCTGTCGACGTCGACGAAAAGACGGCGCTGGCGTATCAGACGGCGCAGGACGAGTATGACAGCAGGTTTCTTCCGGCGGCCGAAACGCTTATTGGCTGCATATCGCCATATGAAGGCAGTTTTTATAGGCTTCCCGATGCTGTTTCAAAACGCCTTAGCGAGCTATATTATTTCGACGAGCCTTCCTATGTCAGGCAGAAAGAGATGTTTCTCGCATACGGCGGCAGGAATTTCTGCTATTATCCGTATTATAACCTCAAGAATCTCGTACATTCGTCGTATTAGGTTCATCCGTTTCTTTGGAATTTCATCAGGAAAGACCTTGTCGCGGACGCGGTGTCGAAGACTTTCTTCTCTGTCAACGTAGACGAGCTTGAAGCCGAGAATATCGCCTCAAGCTGGCATAAGTATTTCGGCAGCTACGGCGAATCGAAGTATTTGGATCTTTCTCAGCCCAGGTATCCGGATTATTCAGGATACCAGTCGCGGTATGAAGACAGTTCGCACGTCGCCGATAATACGCAGTTCGTTTCGGAAGTTGTAGATTACGACGGGGCGTTTTATCCGCCGGCCGTAGAGTGGCTTCGCGCTTATGGATAGGATTTGGCGATAGCGTCTATTTCGTCGTGTTCGCATAACGGGAAAATAGCGGAAAATCTGGCCGCGCGGATTACGGATCTATCGTCGCTTGGCTGGGACGTCGTATGGCCGGTAGTTCAGTCCGAGCTTGTTTCTGTAAAACCGGCCGCGCAGGTCGCCGCAGTAAGCTCTTCCATATGGAATGCATGTTATAAAGACATGCAGCTTTCGGACGTTACAGCCCGCATGTTGAGGGACGCCGTGACGGCCGCGCTTTCGGGCGAGGACACGTTTTACGGCAGGTTCTACCGGCAGCTGCAGCTCGACCAGATAGAGAAATCGGAGACGAAGCAGTATATAATAAATCAGATTTCGGCCTATTGGGACGGGCATCCGCATAAAGGCCCCAGCATCAGGGATATTACTGACGACCGCAGGCTCGACGACGTTTACGATATATACCGGTATGGCATTGATTCATACGGCAATATGTATTGTCTTTACAAGCTGTATACGCTTCCTGATTCGTTGTCCGCGTTGTCGCCGTCCGATGCCAGTTACAGATTTAAGCAGAGTACGCCCGGCGAGCTTTGGATCAGGCTTAAAGACCATCCGTTGGCGTTTCCCGCGTTTTCAGGAAAATATCCGAACGTATATGTCGGCGACAGAAAGCGCCATATCGCGTTCGTCAATCTTGGCGGCCTTTACAAGACGGACGCCGTCGGCAGGATATCATGCGATGAATACGGCAGCGCCGTCCAGCTGTACGGCGGCGACGCCGTGGCGTATTCGCCGAGCATGAGCTGCATATACGATTTTGAATTTGTCAAAGACCATGACGACGTTACTTTCATTACGCAGATGCGCGGAATATAGAAAGTAGACGGCGGAGAAGATTCCAGCTATTACGTATACGGTCTTTCGTCAGATTCGCGCGACGTGCAGAACTACCAGAATTCGTGGCTTGTGCATTGCAGGCCGACGCAGGAAATGCTTACTTCCGACAGCGGGCCTGGCCGCGAAATCCTCAGGCTGTATTCGCCGAGCGAGGAAGTGGATTATTTCGAGTCTGGAGACGATTATCTTTCATTGTCTAGACTGTCGTCGCCGGACGCGCTTTCCGGAGAGGACAGCAAGCTGGCGCTGTACCAGTATATAGGAAGCTATCTTAAAGGCGGCGGCGGGATATATCACGCATATGTCATAAAAAGCTTGTACCGCGATTCCGTAAGTTCTGTTGTCGTAGAAGCCGGCGACACCGTCAAGATATGCCCGGTTGTCAACGGCAGGTATAGTCCGGTCAATGATATAACCGGAACATTGACGGACGGGTCTTCCGGAAAGCTTCAGGTCGTCGGATCCGATGTCTGCATTTCATACGACGAGAGTGCGGGCATTCTTAATTTCGCCGCGCAGACGACGCTTGCCGCGGACGCGACGATAACGACATAGTACGGCGGCATTGGAATTTCGGCGAACGCCGAGGGGCCGACGTTCGAAGATCCGTCGGAAGACATGAATTCCCATGACGTATTCGACACCAATGTGACGATTTTCCGTAAGAAGGTCGTTTCTAAAAAGCTTCGTCCCGCCGCGGGAAATTCTTCATATACGTTCAATACGAACGCGGACATGTCGTATATTCCCGTATATCCTGGCTTTGCTGGTCGCGAAGAGCTTTATAGGAAGCCAGACCAAGGCCAGTATTGCGTCGAGCTTCTCGGCATGGCGAAAGACATATCCAAGGAAATATCGTATGTCAACCCGAATCCGAACCCGTACCTGGATTCCGACGCGATATTATCCAGTTTCGCGAACGCCCGTGTCTACCAGGATTATGACGGATACGTCGACGAGACGTTCAAGACCGTCGACAATGAGCTGATAGGCGGGAATTCGAAGGTCCTTACGCCGCGATGGCTGTCCTCGATCGACGTCCAATAGGCGGTATTTGACGGCGGAGAATATCTCATATGGCAAGTGGGGTTGAACGCGCTGTATCAGAAGTTCGACGTCGCCGAGGCGCTTAAGATGAAGGTCCTGCTGTTCAATAAAGGCTGTTACGGCAAGAGCCCATATCTTTTTTCCGACATATCGGCGCTTTCTTCGGACGGCGGCTGGGTCGATCTCAACTACGACGAGAACGAGGCAGGCCTTGACGAACATTCGGTAATCTCGGCGGCGGATTACGTTTTCGGTTACAACAACCGCGTCATAGTTCAATCTACTTTGGACGGCGAAGGCGAGGCCGGGATAAGCGATTCAAACCATATATACAACATCAAGTCTATAAAGGCCAGGCTTATCGCGGACGCCAGTTCCAATACGGCTACGCTTGAGTTTAGGTTCGACACGTCCGATCTCGGGATGGCCTAGTATACATTCATATCGGAAGGGCTTTTGCAGCTTGTCCTTCTCGACGTCAAGAACCTCGACGTGTTTAACTATTTCCACTATCTCGATGCATACGGCGTTTTGAGGTTCATAGACAGGGTTAAGAATCTCGAGGAGTTCAACAGCCGTATGACGACATACGGAGACGGATGGGTCATATACCATGTCGGCGGAGGCTATTCTGAAGAGGAACTTCTGAACAGGCTGAGGTCTTATTACGAATACAAAGGCCGCATGGTTCCACTTTCATCTGTCGATCTGTCGCAGTTTGATTGCCTTAGCGACGTATATATACTGCAGGGGAGCAGGCGTCTGCAGTTCAAGGTCGATGAGGACTTCAGATACGAAATAGACCATCCAGGGTATTTCTATCCTACCGTCAACACCAAGTTTCCGCTCAATCCGGCCTAGACGATGATGCAGACTACAACGTTCCAGGAGAACGGCGCGTCGGACGGGATGATAGACATATTCAGCGAACGCAATTTGTTCATACTCGACATGGAAGATCCGGACAGTTTTCTCGCCGGTGCCGGAAGGGTCGACATACCGATCGCTCTCGACGATTCAGAATGCGCGTTCGCATACGAGGAATATCTCGATCCTGCCGACGGCGACCTTTCGGCCAGGCGTAACTGCGATATATACGACGAGTCCGATCCGCGCGTGCTCCAGTTCGTGCAGGTCGAGGCCGACGCGCAGGCGGCGTATGCCGGACTGCCGGAAGAGATGGCGGAGCAGTGTCTAGCGTTTGAAATTCCGGACGAGAAGATCCAGAACGTGAGCATAGATACCGCGTCCGAAAGGATAGGCCAGTATATAGCGGAACAGGGTGTCGACGGCATTTGTGTTTCCAGGTCAGAGGCCGCGCAGCAGCTGTACGCGCGTGAATACATGGGCTTTACGCTGGACGGGCAGTCGATATCAAAGCAGCAGGCTGTGGATCTTATGCGCCTGTATGTAAACTACAGGAAATATTCTGACGACGGCGGAGAGAAGATCCAGTTGTATTTCAATTATATGAATTATTTGAATTCGCCGTATCTGCGCATCGGGGATGACGGACTTGTTTATGTCGACACGATAGACGGCACGTATCTGTCGTTGAAGCAGGACGAGGACGGCACGCTCGACATAGTTACATAGTTCAGGTATTACAAGGCCGGAAAACTGTGCGGATGCAGGAACGTCAAGATGGCGTCTTATCAGATATACAATGTGTCTGACGATAAGCCGAAATTCGTTATAAAGAAGATAGGGCAAATGAAGCGAAACGAAGGCAGCAATGATTTCGTTCAGCCGCTCGCCGACGTCAACATATGCGACATAGGTCTGGATGTGACGGCGTCTGGCGGAGAGACCCTCCCGATGGAATTCGATGTCGTTTTGACCGTGGAAGCCAATACGGGATTGAAGCAGATGGATTTCTATATAGATTATCCGTCCGATTTCATGGAGTTTACGTCATATTCCGGCGAAGGTTGGACGCTTGCAGTAGAGCAGCCCGGATATGCCAGGCTTTCGCTCGATTCGTCAATACGCGTCGCGGCAATTCCGTCGAGAACGGCGTATTCGAAGGCGGATCTTGCCGCGGCCGGCGGCTAGACGGTGTTTATCTATGTGGACAGGTCGGAAATTGTCGGCAAGAACGGGCTTTTTGCGGAAACACGCGTTTCGGCGGGGAAGATTTCTGTTATAACGGAGCAGGTAACGACAAGGCTTAATGTTTTGCTTACAGATCCGCCGGAGTCGCAGCCTGCGCTTAATGTATTCGATACGAAGCAGCCTTCCACAAAGATAGAAGCCTTTTTGCTCGGGCGGTGACATTGGAATAAATTTAAATAGGAGAATGCAATGGTTGAAGTTACAGGAAAGACCATAAACGATCTTGAGCCGGTTACTGGACGTATAAGCAAGGATTTCAAGTTTCTCGGATGTCTCGGCAATTCGACGCAGTATTCTACGGTGTCGACGACGTATACCAATCTCAGCGCTGACCTTTCCGCCGTATTTATGGAAAGCCTTGGCAGCGACATAGACAGAAGGCTTACAGATATAGAGAATGCCATCAATACCGGCGACGGCACGCTTTATTTCAGGAAAAACACAGATGTCGACCAGGTCGTCACCGCCGTGTCTAGGTTCAAAAACCGTGTCGACTTTGACGGCTCCGCGTCGTTCCAGCTCGGCGCGGTGACTATTCCAAAAGACACGTTTATGAATCCGTCCGGCAACGGCTCCGGCGCGTTCGAGCATTCCGACAATACGCGGGTTGCCGTGCGTAAGGACATAACAGACGCAATCGCCGAGTTCGCCGAGCAGATGGCCCCGACGTCGGAGCAGATCCTCGATGTCAGCTATTCCGCATATCAAGACAACGGCGTGAATATAACGCCTTTTTATACGAACAAAAAATATCAGTTCGAGCCTGGAAGCGAAACGCATAATTTCTACAGATATGCCGGAATAAAGACGTCTATTACATAGGCGCTGGACGATGAAGCCCGGGAGGACGGCGTTGTGTACAAGCAGGTTTCCGGAAAGTACTTCGGCGCTCCGTTGACAAAATCGTATAGGACGTTCAAGGACATTACCGTTATATACCTGCTGGATTCTTCGCCGACTTCAAATGTAGGCGGCGCTAAGAATATCGGAAGCTATACGGTTTCTACGTTCGAGCTCGATATGGCCCGTCGCTATATTGAATATAAGCGTATGTATATGGCAACTGACAAAGAAGCCTGCTATTTCGACGGCGTCAAAGATAAATGGTATATCGGCAATTCTTCCGGCGCGCTTTATCTTGATATAAGGACAGACGCGGTCTTTACCGACCTGTTCATACCACTTATGTTCAGTACGAACGGATATTGCGTGGTCGCCGTATTCGGCCGCAACTAACCGTCAGCTTGGATTTCTCAGACGCCAGCACGCCCCGCGGTAGACAAGCTGCGGCACTATGCTCCACGGGACACGGTGGAATCCAAGCATGCCGGCGAACGGTCCGAGCGTGTTCTGGATATACATATAGTCACCGTTATAGCCGTACGCGATAAATCCTTTCGAATACTCGTCGTAGCCGAGATCTTCTCCGACTTCGGCTATCGTATAGTCGTATTGGTTGTATGTGGATGTCGTAAGTTTAGTTTCTATTATCAGCTGGCCATACTGGCGTATGAAGTATTTGAGGTCGTTTATCTGGTTTTTTATGTATCCAACTTCGAGGTCCAAGGCGCTTGCGCCTGTACCGTTGCATACGTATCCTGTCTGCTGGCATGCTTTCATGAGCGTTTCGAGCATTGGATAGTCTTCCGGGTCCTGGCTGCCCGTTCCGGATTCCGCTTCCATTTGCCTAGCCTTCGAGCAGAGGGCTTCGATGTTAGAATATCCAGCCCTGCGCAGGCCGTATGTTCTGTATACGTATCCTTCGATATATTGCATGACGAGTACGGCTCCCTCTTGGCCGGGCTTATTCGGATCAGGCGATCTCGGCGCGGCGGCCATTTGAATCCCGTACCATTTTTCTGGAATGACGGTTTTAGGCTGCATCGTCGTAAAGGATATGCTATTCGGGTATTTGAACATTTTAGTAGAAGACCATATTTGTTTCGAAGCTGTCGTTCGAAGGATAGTTCCTGCACCACGGGATGCATTTGTCTATTTCAAGGCCGCCTCTTCCCGTTTTCGAGCCTTTTTCCTGAAGCTTGTAGAACATTTGTTCTCCGCTCGATTTATTGTCAGTCGCCCATCCGTACCTGGTGTTTGGATATTTCCATTGCGTGGTGTCGCGCGTCCAGAATATGGAATTCATCGTCTTTTCGAACGCGTCGACAAATGTAGTGCTTGTATAGCTATACCAGCCGTAAGACTGCGAACGCGTCGACGACCACAGTACCATTCTCGGGTCATATGTTGCGGTGGCCGCCGCCTGCGTTATCTGGCCTCCGGTTACAACGGGAAACAGCGCCGCCCGCCTGGCGAGCAGCCTGTCGATATATTCCATTATTTCTTCGCTGTCGCCTGAGCCGCCATCCGAAGAAGAAGGCGCTGCGCTGAAAGGCTTCGGCGTTACGTCGTTATGCTGTATCATGGATCCGGAATGGCATGAATCGAACATACCCCAGACGCGCTGGTGCGAACGCATGTCCTTGAATGTATTCCATATCTGGTCGTAGGATATGCCGATTGTGATTAATTTGTTGCCGCCGTGCGAAAATTCGTAGAAGATGAAATATCTGTATTTTTTGCCGTCTTCGAAAAGTTTGCGGAAGCCGCCGTTTAAACATGCCGTGTCCCATATCGTCTTTACGTTGTCGCAATGTTTTTCTATGTACGGCATTATTTTCGAACTTACCGTTTTAGGTCCGTTGGTTCCATTTTTCATATCGTACGAGCCGGCTAGGAAATATGTCGTTTCAGGCGTAGATATATCGGCGAGGTTCAGCATATACTGCGTATTAGGCCTGTTCATCAGGTTTGGAATGCCGGAAAAGTCTCCGGAATAGTTAGGATCGTAGTTTGCATAGACTTTTTTTTCCGGAGGATTCTCCCAATAAGGCGGGACATCTATCTGTGTTATCCTTGTATCCAGGCTGCTTTGGCCGGATTTTGCCGGCTTAGTTTCAGGGTCCGGTTTTTTCGGCTGGGCGTCGATCCACGTCTGCCGTCCGGTCCATGAGCCGAACCTCGATACGCCGCCGAGTCCGCTTTCGCATTTGTCGTACAGCAAAGACGCCAGCGTGTTGGCGTCTGCGGCTGCCGGAAGCGCGTGTACAGTTTTATTTCCGTTGAACGACAGCGCCAGCACGATGAATGGACATTTTCCTGTCTCGTCATCAAGGAATTCCTGTATGAAATACTGCAGGTTGTCTGTCGTATTCTATATTCTTCCGCATCTGTCAAGTACGAAAAGGCAGCAATATCCCCCTTTGTACTTGTCGGCCGACGGATCCGCCGCGCCGTAGCTGGACAGCTTCTGGTAAAGCTCCTTTATTTTAGTCTTATCGGCGAATACGGAATTATACAGTTCTTTCGACGGCACGGACGTCTTCGTGTCATAGTATATGACAGCGACAGGCGCGTTCCTTGCCTTGCAGTATTCATATTGTTTTTTTGTGAAGAGATACGGCTGCCCGAGCTTTATCCATGTTTTTTCAGCCATGTCACGCCCCCATAAATTTGTCGGACGTCATGCCTAAGAACGTCACGCTTGTAAGGCCCGAGTCTTCGAATGCGCGCGTATCGAGCTGTTCAACGGCTGTTATCGATTCCGGCAGCGTCAGTGAGCGCATGCTGCCGCATTCGGCGAATGCCCTTTTGCCTATATAGTTCAATGCGGGAGTTTCGTCTTCGTCGGTTTTTCCATGTTCGTATATGTCGTAAGTTACCGCTTTTATGTTGGAGCAGCCTTCCATGAATTGGCTGTTGAGACTTCGCATTTGCGGCGAAATGTACAGCTTGTCGATTTTTCCGCACATGTAGAAACAGTTGTCGTCCAAGCAGGTCAAGCTCTGATTAAAATGAGGCACTTCTTCAAGCCTGCCGCTGAGATCGTTTCCGGACCCGTCGGCAATAAAGGAGATTTTATGCACGTTGTCCGCGATTTGGACAGTCCATGGCCTGCCTGTCTGCGGAAGCGTATAGGATATGTCTTCTCCTTTCTGGTATGTACGGACGATTTTCATGTTTGATATTTACCGGTCATTCTACGTTTTTGGCGACGGCTAGGTATTCTGTCGGGGAATAGTCGCCGACAAGCGTTATCGTTTTGGAAGACGCCGAATACCTGAGGATCTTATTGTCTTTCGTCAATATGGTGCAATCTTTATTAAGCCCGAAAAAGGTTTTCAGCGCGGAATCCTGTCCAGGAGGCTGTGGCGTAGGCCCGGGCGGCGTAGGCCCCGGCGTTTCGGTCCAGTGCGCATAGTATGTGACGTCCGCCGTCACGACCGTATCCGCGGTTATTTTCGATCCGCCGTCCCTGGCCGTAAACCATCCGTCGAATGTATAGCCCAATTTGACGGCCGTAGGCAGTATTCCGATCTATTTGCCGTCTTCTATTGTAGATTTCGTTTCAGACGCTTCGCCACCGTTTGCGTCAAATGTCACATTATGTTTTACGACTGGCGTATATACGTAGTCCTTAAGACATTGCTTGAATTTGTCTATTATGAACTATACTCCGCGTTCTCCGTCGAAATTTATAAGGTATGCCCCGTTATACTTATAGACGTCGACATTGCCCGGAGCCCAATATATGCGTACGAAAGGCCACTTGGTCTAGACGTTTTTGCGCGACCATGCCCATCCGGTTCCATAATGTTTGTCTTCGTCGTCTTTATCGTCTTCGCATCCGAACCAGAATACGACGCCTGATTGGGCCATCCATGTTTTAAAGCTGTCGTACATGCAGAGCTTTTCGAATTTTCTGCAATTATAGCATTGATCGCCGCCAGACCATACTCCGATTAGCGGAAAATTGT